TCACAGGTACCCGCCTCCGTAACTACCAGGTAGGAAGTAGCGCATGGTGTCCTCGTACACCGGTTCGGGTGATATGTGCTCCGGTCGAAGGGCGATCACCGAGAACCCGTGGTTGGTGAAGTCCTGGAGGATAGACTCCATGTCCTCCAACTCCCGAATCACGATCGGCTGTACAGAATCCGGTAGGCCGAGAAAAGGTTTCTGCAGGAAGTTAAGCAATCGTCGGACCACTATAAATACCTCCTTCGGGAACGGTTACAAATCCGCTCTGTAACCCCTCGTTGATCATCGCGACACATGCTTTGAGAGTGGTTCGATCGTTCATATCCCGCAGCTCGTTGGCTATAGTTTTCAATGTGTCGGCGATCTCGCGGAACTGGGATTCAGTCAGCATCCGACAGCTCCTTTCTGATTTGTAGATAGATAAGAACGGGCCAACTCAGAATCAATGCAACCAACAACGTGGGGAGCCCAAAGACGAATAGAAACATCGCCAGGGTCTCGCTCCGCTCGGTAATCGGCCCGAAACGCCGGTCGGCTATTTCGTCCCACATTCGGTTGAATAGATACAGCGCGAACACCACGGACACGATGGTGTAGAAGATGATTCCGGTAGACAGTAGGAACGTCATTTCGACGCCTTCGAGAGGTCGTATTCCAACTCGTTGATCCGACCGTTTAGTTCGTCAATCTTCTCTTCCAACCCCGCGATACGGAACTCTTGTTCGTCCCGCTGTTCGTCCAACCGATCGGCCTCGTCCAGCGCCTCGTGGGTACGACGAACCAGATCCGGCAGAGCGCCATGGATCGCGGTGATGAAGTTGGCGTCTACCTCATTCAGAAGATTCCCCAACAACTCTTGGTTCTGTTCTTCGTTCAGAGACCAGAGGTCCCAACCCTCCCCCGGCTCGCGGTACTCACCGCCGACCCCGTCATCCAGCCAGTCGTCGGGTTGTTCTTTTGGCATCCAGTAGGTTTTCTCTGCCCCGGTGGTTTTGGCCCACAGCTGATACAGCTCGTCTAGAAACTCGCGGATGTCCATTCAGTCGCCCGTCAGAGCGTGGTCAAGATCATCAAACAAGTCTTGGGCTGTATCCGGTCGCACCAAGATCCGAAAGTGCCCCGAGCCGTTGGGATGCGGTAGCTCTTGCCCCTCGATGTCTAAAACGAACCCTTGATTTACTGCTGCGGTCATGTTTCCTCCTGGTCGTATGTCAAGTTAGAAACGTCACTGTGACGCTGGCTCATGCGGAATTACCTGCGCGGTAAACGACACAACGTAAAATTCCGACTCTGTTTCGGGAAGACCATGCACGGCCCGTACACTCTCATCGCCCCTGGTGTACTCAACGCGGTAAGTCATACCTGAAACCATCGTGCCCAGTTTCGAGAACGCGTCCGACGCGTTCCTCTCCAAAACCGGATACAAGTCGTCCCACGGTACGTCTTGATAGTACTGCTCTGACACCGTAAAGAAGGTGCAAACTTCCCTCGTGTTGGGTGTTTCGTTCATTTGTAAACTCCTACTCATGTGAAGCCTCCATCCAGTTGGCCCCAGCCGGTCCGGCAGACACCGGGAACTCGACTCGCTGGCCTCCTACGGAGGGTTGAAACTTGGTTTCCATTAGGCGTACCAAGTAATCCCGGCACGCTTCCCAGTTCTCACGCGGAACCGAGAACAACACCGCGTCGTGGATCTGCGCCTTCACGCGGCGCAGGACGTGCGGCGGCATACGCAACAGCGCATCGCACACGATCTCCCGAGTACCGTTCTGGCCCTTCAGGGCCGGGGCCTGCGTGAAGATCCGGTCTTTCTCAACCCAGAGCTTCCGGCCCCACTCGTTCATCACGTACCCGCGTGTGGCTTCGTCACGGACCCGGTTCTGCCAGTCGACCAACGCAACGAACGTAGAATCCATTCCGTCGCAGAACTTCTTGGCCGTCGTGAACGGCAATCCGGTCACCCGAACCAGACCGCCAGGACGACCACCGTAAGACCAACCGTGCCCCAACGGCTTCGCCATCTGCCGGTACTTCTTCGGATCGGACTCCACTACTTCACGGCCCCACGCGGCTATCGCGTTGATCATGTGGCCGTCCGCTCCCGGCTCGAACCGCTCCGCGTACTTACGGTCCCCCGAGTAGGCAGCGACAATACGAGCGTCGGCGTTCGAGTAATCCAGCTCCAACAACACCTCGTCGTCGGAGTCCGGTACGAAGTACGACTTCTCCACCGCACCTTCACCTCTGGATGTCCAGACCGTCAACCCCGGTTCGGTGGTACTCCACCGACCCGACCGTTGGAGCATCGTTATATCCGGGTGTACGAACCCGTCCGGGTGTGTCGAGTCCAACGCCAGTTGAGCCAACGAACGCTGGCCCTTCAGTTCAGCCAGCGCTTTTCCGAGATCTTCCGCAGACGTGCCTTTGGTCAGCTCAGTAAGAACCTCGCCACCCAACGACAGGTTTCCGGTAGACGTCTTCGTCCAGTCCTTCCGGGACTTCGGGGTGATCCCGTGATCGGCCAACGCCGCCATGATGGCTTCTTTACCGGCTGTCGTAGCCCACGGGCTCTTACCCTCGGTCGGCAGACCGTACTTGGTCTGGAGTTCGGACAAGATCGCCTCACGGCGGACCCGGAGTTCTTCTACGCGGGCTTTGGCTGCCTCTACGTCAACCCGTAAACCGTTGGAGGATATGACGGCAGCTCTTGCCGCTATCTCCTGTTCACGCAGCGCGTAGTCGTCCAGCTTGCCCTTCTTCAGAAGCTCTTGGGCCACCACTCGGGACGCTACAACGTCACCGATCAGGTACTCCCGATACCGCTCGTCGTCCACCGGGATAGAACCGAACCCGCCGAACTCTTTGGCTAGCGCCTTCAGGTCGTGGGTCTTCCCCGGTACCCCGAGCTGGTGTGCCTGTTCGTCCAGGCTGAACCACCGCTTCATCTTGTCCGGGGAATTGGCAAGAGCGTTCTTGCCGTGGCGGTTGACGAACATGTACGGGGCCGGATTGACCAACGCCGCGTGGGTCCAGGTGTCGTATACCCGTCGCTGTTGGGCTAGTTCTAGCGGTATGTCGGACTTGATACCGAACACCGCTCGCAGGTCGAAGGCGTGGATGTTGTGTCCGATTATCCACCGGGCCTTGAGGATCTGGTGTTTGATCTCGTCCAGGTCGGTGGTCAGAACCACCTCGCCGTCACCCCACGCGTACCCGATCAGCCGTACGAACTCTTCCGGCTCCATCGAGTACATCAGCTCTGCCGAGTGCGTCTCGATGTCGAAAATCAATGTGCCCTCGGCCATTTCGCTCCTACTGGCGTGACTGGTACCCCATGATCATGTGGTAGATAACGCGCGTTGCGATGTGAGACTTTTCCTTGGAAAGACCTGAGCCATACAAGTAGGTCTGGAGAATGTGTTCCAGCGTTTCGTCCACTAGTCGTCCAACCCCGAATACTGTTCGACCATGCGAACAGCGGTGTTTTCGAGGGTCTGGACGAACATCTGGATCTCGTCCGTATACGCACCCATCTGCGCGTAGGCGTGCTGCGTAGCCTTCAGGGCTGCCAACACCACAATCGGAGACAGACTGTGTGCCAGTATGTCTTTGTAAATCTCTTTCTCGATGTTCATCAAATGCCTTTCCAATAAACGTGTTTGACGATCCGAGAGACCGTGGAATGGTTTACGTCGAAGATGACCGCCAATTCAGTCACCTTGTAGCCCTTGCGGTACATGTCCCGGATCTGCGAGACCTCGGACTTGGTCAGCTTCTTAGAGTTCGACGGTTGTTGTCGGATCTGAGATTTCAGCCGTTTGTTGACTTCGGTCAACCGTTCGACCTCGTCGTGTAGGGCGTCGTAGTCGTCTTGAGTCATGTAGATGTACTCGGTCGTAGTCATCGAACGGCCTTCCCCGTGTAGTACTCGACCAACTCCCACCGAAACGACGTGAAACTACCTGTGTCGCCGGTTAGTACCAGTTCGTCGCCGTCAAACGTCACTCGGCTCTTTGGCACCCGGATCGGTTCGTCTTCGCTGATTAGGTGGACCTCGAAGTCGAACACCTCCGGGGGAGGCGGGGGATCAAACCCCGCCCCCTCCATCAGTTCCTCGAATGCCGCCACGGGCTATCGAATCCACTCCGCGTCGCACTGGTCCGGAGTTCCCTTGGGAGAAGGACACATAAACGCCTTCCAGGTCCGACCGTTCTTCGATCCGGTGCGGTACACCATCTCGCCGTGCTTGCACTGGCGGGAGTCACCATCCGGTGCCGACTGTGCCGCTGCCGGTGCGTTGGACCGAGCCTGTGCGGGTGCAGCCGGTGCCGAGGGGGTAGAACCACCACGGAAGTACGCCGCCGCCTTCTTCGACAGATCCAACAGTTCCTTGAACTCCGGGTCTTTCAGAATCGCCTTAGCGTCTTCAACCGAGTTGGCATGGACTACCGTCCACGACGAGTCAAACCCCGCCCCCTCCTTGTAGGTAAGAACGATCTTGCCCTCACCGTCCCCTACGGCGGCGGTCTTAACCACGGCGGGGGGTCGCCCTGCGTCGGAGGACACGGGGTTATCGGCTACAGCGGTCTTCGGTGCGAACGGGTCGTCATCAATATCAGTCATGTTTGCCTTTCGACTTCTTGAACAAAACACCGATCAGGTGATACGGATCGGTTTGAGAAGGCAGCCAATTCAGTAGGTGGGCTGCCGTTACTAGGACGAGCACGTAGATAGGTACCGGGTTCTTCTCCAGTCCCCTATCGACCGCCTCGGATAGGAGTTCGCCGTCCCGACACGAGAGTTCGTGGTAGACAACGGCTGCGGCTATCGCCGCCCACATCTGGGCGCCGGTAAACGACCTAGCGCACGGGACAGCTCCCGTTGCTGCACTCCTCGTCAACGCCGTCAGCGACGGCCTTAACCACTGACGACTCATATTCCTCCTTCGAGATTCTTTGGTAGGGCGCCTGCGGCAGTGAGGATTCCGGGAAACACGTAGACCCCTTGATCAACCCTGCGAACTTCACCAACTGATCCGACACGTCTTTCGCCGTGTACTTGTCTGGGTTGAAGTTGGCGGTGAACGACACCGCGTTATCCGACCAACACGTCTGGTACATCGCCTGGAACGCCAACAACTCGTTGAGCGACAACTCATCCACCGACTGGACCAATTCTTCGGCCTGTTCCGGCCCGTAGATCGCCTCTACGTCGGCTACCAGAGAGTCCTTGGTAGGAATGGTTACCACCAACGTGTCCGGGGCGTACAGGTCCTTTTCGACGTGGTACCCCTGCTCTCGCAGTTCGTCCACCTGTTGCATGTCGTCGCCTCGGGTGTTGAACCGGATGCGCCGGTTGAAGTAGCGGGAGAAGATCGGGTGGATACCTTCTGATACTCCGGGCATCTTGGCGATGGTCCCCGTGGGAGCCACCGTCCGTTTCTTAACCGGCACCGGGATACGGAGCTGGTGACAGAACCTCACGGCCTCGTCGTCCACGTCACCGGCCCACGAACGCAGCTTCGCCTTGAACTCCGGGTCACCCGGTGCGTCCGAGTACTTCCGACCGGTCATCGCCAGATACGAGGCCACCCCTAGGTGGCCGACACCGATTCGGCGGTTGCGGTCCAACACTTCTCGGGACTTCTCGTCACCTACGGCGGCAAACGTCGCCCGGATCAGGAACCGCGTCATCAGCTGGTGGGCTTTGTAGACCTCGTAGAGGGACTCCTGACCGTATTCGTCCACGAACGCGGCTAGGTTGACGTGTCCGAGATTGCACGGTTCCCAGGCTTCTAACGCTATCTCTGCGCAGGGATTGCACGCGATTACACCGTTCGGCTCTCCTCGGTTGTTGGCACTTGCATCCCACATACCTGGTTCGCCGTTGTGTACGGCACCCACAGACATCAAGTTCATCACCTTGTGAGCGACGATGCTCCGTGAGTCGTACGGGTCCATCGGGTGGTTGTTGTGTAACCAGAACTCTTCATCCACCTCCACACTTATGTTGGTCGTCCAGTGTTTCCCCGATTCAGACTTGCAGTAGATGAAGTCGGTAATCTGCTCATCAGCCCAATGCATCATCGCCATGCGGGCCGACCGGCGAACACCACCCGCCACAACACACTTGGCGATCTCGTGGTCCATCTCCATCGCCGACATACCGTCCAGCCGGTGACCGTGTTTGTCACTGAGGATCTTCGACACTTCGATCAGCATGTGGGCCAACGGGAGCGGACCCGATGCACGACCACCGAACGTCTTCAGACGAGCGCCCGCATGCCGTATCCGCGACACGTCGTAAACCCGGTTGAAGTGGACGGTGTCCTCCCGGTAGTGAGTGTCGATCAGGTCGACCAGCGCAGCCGCCCAACCCTCTCGGGAGTCCTCGATAGGGTAGGCACCCTCCCACTCGTAGTCGTACAGCGTAGACAACACGCCTTCAGCCTTGAGCGTTTCGTAATCGGGATGCTCTGGGTCGCAGACGATTTCAACCTGTAGGAAGTGTTGGATCAACGGGAAGTGCTGTAGGAACCTGTTGGAGTAGTTAGCCCCTACACCCCCGCCTTCCATCAGGCGCATGAACGTGAACTCGAAGTGATCCGAAGGTTTTTCGGTCCAACCCGATACCCAGCAGTTGAACAAGTGTTGTGCGTTCTTCACGCCCGACGCCCACAGATGACGACCAGCCGGGAGGATCTTGAAGTCCGTCATCAGACGGATTAGGTCTTCGCGTTCGTTCTCCAGCTCGTACCGCTTATCGACCAGTGCCAGATTCCCGTCGACTACTCGTTCCACTGTTTCCGGCCACTGCTCCTTTTCACCGTTGGGTTTTGTGCGGCTGTACGTTCTGCCGTAGACAATCTCTCCGGTTGGACCCCAATTCACCGCAGTCGTGGGTGTTGCCACAGATCCATCAACCCTTTCTTCCTTGCCCGCCTAAGGGCAAGGGATATCTCGTTCTTCATCTCGATAGGCATATCCAGCAGCAACATGTTGCAAGTTCCACAACTTGGGACGACGTTGTCCTGCGTGTGGGCGAGCGCGTTGTCTATTCGGTCTAACCCACCCGATTCGGACTTCCCGCAATGGCTACAAGGACGCTTCATAATCTCCTTGGCCGTAGGCCAAGAAACAGGGGTGCCAGGTCGGCCGCGTGCCAGGTCTTTACCCAGGTAATGTCGGTAGCGTTCGTACGTTCGGTTAGATTCCCGGTACTTAGCGACCGCTGATCGGGTCTGCCCCCTATGGCGTGCGCGACATCTCCATCGTCCTCCGTCCCGCTGGCGGTTGTCCTTGTGCCATAACCAATGTTCCGTAGTGGGTTCTACATTCCCGCAGTACGTGCACATACTAGGCTTGGGTACCGGGTCATCCGCATAACTCACTTTGCCCATTCGCCGCCGCAAAACATCTCGCGGTCCTGTTGACTCCAGTTCTCTATCCGCATCCGCTTCTCGTGCGGGAAGAGTTCGGGAAACACTTCCGCCCTGTACATCTCGGAATGTGGCATCCCGTTAAACTGGCCGTCGAATAAGTTCATCACCGTAGAACTCCCTTCTATATGTAGTTATCGCCGTTACCTCCCCGGTTCGGTCCACTACCGGGATGATGTTGTCCCCGTGATCGATCAACGCCATCGCCACGTCACCGGTTGGGTCTCCGTGCTGCCCCTTGCGCTTTCGCTGTTCGGGGAACATCACGTCTTTGCTTCCGATGCCTTTGACGTCGTCCGCGATATACATCGCGTTGACCTCTTCGGTCAGAGACTTGACAGCGCGAATGAGCACGTATTTTGCAGGGGAGTCCCTAGTGGGTACGACACCGTCGTCGTACCGAACTCGGATGGCCTCCGCGTGATCAGGCCACTTACGGCCCACGGACTCTATGGCTATCGGCAACGCACCCATCAGATACTTGTTCGTGGACTCACCCCGAAGCGCTTCCCGTACTGAGTCAGACGAGTACAACGACTTGTCCTCGAACAGGTTTAACTCGTAACGTTCCTCTGACAGCAGCTGTTCGGCAGCTTTGTTGGCCAGGTTCCGCACAAGCGGCGTTTGATCGTCTTCGATCAGTTGCGCGAACTGTGTTTGAACACTGGGGCGTTCGAGATACCAGACCCACATAGACTGAGCTAGATCGTCTAGATACTGGCTCTCATCCCAACCCCACTCCAACAACGCCTTCGCGGCGGCTCGTCGGAAGATCCCGTCTATTACTGTGTCAAGCTCAGCCAAAAGTCCGCCACAATCTCGTAGAACGTCAGATCGATTTGTGCCGATCCATCGGTACGGGCTAGGTCCGCTTTCAACCATGGACGGGTAGGGTGCAGAAGGTATTCATCTGTAGCCCTTTGGCTTCCAACCTTCAGGCGCACCCAACCATCTCCGACCAACCGATCCGTCGGGTCGTATGTCAAGTACGGCTCCTGTCAAAGACAGGGGCCTCCAGCTCATGAACTCCGTTCATAGCGCCTAGACCTCCCAAACTTCCCCGTCGACCGAGAATCGACCCTTCTTGATCTCTACGATTTCCGGTTTCACGTGCTGGCCGTCGACCGTCAGAAGTCCGAAACCCTGCTGCCAATTAGCAGTGCCGGATTTCAGGTAGTGGGCCAACGTCATATCCATCAGGTTCCCGACTTCCATACCTGTCAGCTGGGACGTCACCTTGCCGCCGTAACCTCGTGTCTCGGAGATGATTCCGAGTCGGTGGGTATGACCCATCACTACCGACTTGTTGAACTTCCGGGCCGCACCCATAGCGGTGTTACCGGCGATACGGTTCAGCGAGATACCGCCCAAGTGACCATGGGTAGAGACCCAACCCGGAGCGATGTCGTAGAACGTCGGCAACAACGTGATGTCGAATTGCTCGAAGTCACAAAGCACTTCGATGTTGAACGCGTTGGTTCCCGCCAGCGCCGGGGAGTACTTCTCTAGATACGCGCGAGGACGCAGGTCGTGGTTGCCTTCGTGCATCCCGATAGGTCCGTCGTATCCGTCCCGCAGGACGGCCAACACCTTCTCCTGGAATCCTTTGACGTCGTTGTAGATTGAGCCCTCGAACTCCGATCGGGTGTCCTTGGACCACCGTGCCGGTTGCGGGAAATCCAGACAATCACCGATCAACACAACCTCATCGGGGGCCGTATCATGGATGTACTGGATGACCGCTTTGACGGCCTTGCGGTCGTGATACGGCCATTGGATGTCCGAAATTATTGCCACACGTCTTGTCATGCGACATCCTTCCGCTGTTTGCTAGAGATTAGGTTGTGTACGTACGATTGAGTTGTTCTGAATACACGTGCTATCTCGCGTTGTGTAAATCCCATCTCGTACAGGCGCTTGATCTCAACTACATCGTCAGCGGATAGCCTGACCCCTAACCCCTTGTTGGTCATATGATCTCGCATATTGTCAGCGTGGGTGCCCCACTCTAGGTTGCTGACGTGATTGTGTTTCGGATTGTCGTCTTTGTGGAGAACGATCGCGCCTTCAAACTGTGATTCCGCTAGGAAGGCTTCTGCGACAAGTTGATGTACACCCCTAAACTTTCTCCTAGGCCCATTTGAGAGAACTAGTCGCAAGTAACCGTCTGAGTCTTCTACTAGCTTTCTCGGACGGGGCTCGACGTAAAGGTTGCCCCGACCTGGTTTCCGGTAACTACGAACGTTGCCGTAGTTGGACACTTCATACCCGTCCCAACCGATCACCGGTCGCCACTCCTCGTCAGCCATCGAGCACCTCCGTGAACGGTCCGTGGTAATCGAACGCGTTGCGGTCGTCCGCTGTCCACGGTCCCGATCCGTCCCGCCCCCTAACAGACACATCGTCCGGGACGTCAGTAAGCGACAGCCACACTCGCGGTTCGGCTTTGGCAGTGTCGACCAGCTTCTCCGTCAGACCGGCGTACCCGGAGATGTCGACGTGATCGTCACGGTGATATTCGCCACGATCAACCGCCGCCTTGGACCGCGAAATCTTAAGTAGGACCATCATGTTGGCTACGTCAACCGGTGTTAACGCCTCGGTGAACGGGTACAGGTACGATGTCCAGAACTCCGCGATACGCTCAAACATAACCTTTGGGTCACCGTACTGCTCGGCCCTGTCCCCGTTGATGATCCGTTCTGCTTCTTGCAAAATGCTCTCTGTCACCGACCCTCCTGGTCGTATGTCAAGGGCGGTACGCCCGAAGGTGCGGATTGCTCGTAAGCCCGCACTACTTGTTTGATCACGTCTGGTTTGAACCCGACAATGGGTTGATGGGTCCACGACAACACCAACGGGACCTGTTTGACGCCATGTTCTTTCAGAACATCCATCGCCCAGTCATTATCCGTTGTCGATATGTCGTAGTACTCGTACACCGCACCTTCGCGGTCCAACAGCTTCTTAACCTGTTCGCAGCCAGGGCAACCCGGCTTCCCGAATACTTGAATCACACTGCCACCGACTGTCCATCGGGTAGGTAGGGGTTATCAGGCCACGAGATCCTCTCTAACGTGCCCCAGCCATCCGCGCCGTCGTTGTCGAACCGCTGGAACACGCCTCCGTAGCTGGCGACTAGGAACCTTCGAAGGCCAAATACCCAGTCCTGCATAGCTCCATCTCGATATGTATTCTCCCGGCGCTTCGGGGGTAACGGTGCCACTTCCTCACTACCTGCAAATGGGTTGTCCACGCGTCGGCGTACAGATCCAGGCTTGGGCAGAACTACGAACGCCCGGTCGGTCACAACCCGTCCTTGCTGTACTTTTCTGCGAAGTCCCACGAGTCCATGGTCTCCAAGACCTGCCGGGTACGTGGGTCGATCACCACAACCATCCCCTGCCCCACCCGGAAGCCGGCAGCCGCCAGGATGTCGGCCTGATGAGGTCTAACAGTAATCGTCATCTCTGGCCCCCCAAGGGCATCGTAGATATCCTCTACCGACTGTGAATCGTTGTAGGTGATGGCCACAACAGCATCTGTACGTCGGGGGTAGTAAACACTCATTTCAACCTGTCTTTCAATGCTTCTCGTCCTTCTCTGAGAACGAAGTCGTTAACGTCCGAGCCTTTTGGCATCGGAACAATCCGTGCGTTCGGTAGATCCGACGCAACGGTGTTGGCGAACTGCATACCGGCGTCATCCCCGTCCGCGAGGATGTACACCGTCTGATACCCGAGGAACGGTTCTCGGAAATACCGTTGCCACGAAGTGGCACCCGGAACCCCAACCGCTCGGGTACCGCACGACTCGGCGGCGATAGCGTCTAGCTCGCCTTCGGTAATCGCCACCTTCTCCGCGCCCTTCCACAACGACAACGTGTTGTACAACCGTGGCCGATCCCCCGCGACCGTCATGTACTTACCGTGACCGTGATGTTCGTGTTCTTCGATACACCGGAACCGGATAGACGCTACGCCCCACCCGAACTCGTACGATTTACGCAGATACGGAAGGGCCAACATCCCCCGGTACATTTCATGTCCCGCCAAAGGGTCGTCTACGTACCCGAGTCGGAAGTATGCTTTGTCTTCCGGTTCGTCCACTATCGCCGGTACTGTTAGACCCCGACTCGCCAAATACTCTTCGGCTGGACTGCCCTTGAACGACCGGTGGTACTTCTCCGTCGCCTCCCTCAAGAATTTCTTGGATTCGGCGCTTTGCCTCTGAATAGTTCACCCCCTCACGGGCTTTCACAATGGCTATCGCATCGCCCTTGGTCCCGCACGCCAGGCAAGAAAACGCGTCGTACCCGTAGTGGACCGCACCCGAAGGGGTTTCGTCCCCGTGGAACGGGCACAGACAACGACGCCAACCGGGTCCGGGGTTAGGCGGTGACCAATCCGGGTAGTAGTACAAGATGACTGCGGTTATGGCCAACGATCTAGGACCCTTCGACCGGGTGGATTTAACAAGTAGTCCTTTATCCGCTCTGCTGTCTGCACGTCGTCGCGGATGTGCCCAAGAAGTTTGTTGCACGTCGAACACAACAGCGATCTAACGCATTTCCCGCAGCTGACCGGGCCGTTGCAACACGAGTGATCGTGGTCTACGGACAACCTGCGCGAGGCCCCGGTGGCTCTCTGGCAGATAGCACACTTGCGACCTTGGGCCTCGTACACCGCCCAATATTGCTCCGGTGACAGTGAATACGTCTTCATCAACCGGGATTCCCAAGCGGTAGAACGGGTCTTGGCCCGCCTAGCCCGGTGGTGCGAAGCACAACGCGGCCCCGGATTGGGTGCCGGTCGTTTGGTCGTGATGCCTTCGGCCCGACAGTCGACGCAGACGCGGGGTTTAGCCATCGCACTCACACAACAGATTCCACACTTTGTCAGGGCTTCCCAGTTCTTTGTCAGGGCTTCCCAGTTCTTTGTCAGGGCTTCCCAGTTCTAGGATGACCCGACACCCTTTGTTACGGCAGTGCATTTCTGGTCTGTGCCCGCACCGTTCACATTTCGTGCACGTACAACCCTTAGCGGCGCATCCGTGGGGTTTGGACGGTCGGTCAGTCAATAGCACCCACCCCGCAGATCACCAGCACCGCTAGCAGGTACCCACCGGCAACCGTTGCGGCTAAACCGATGTCAGCCCACATCTGGGAATACCTCGGTATAGGGGCCACCACTCCGAAGCAGCCTCGGGACGACCAGCTTTAAGTCCCTGCCTCGCGTGCCGTTATCGGTACGCCACTCGCCGTTGAACCAGAATCGCCAACCATTCTGGCCCCTCCATACCGTGCCGTCTCGGGCCTCTTCACAATTCAGGCTCGGAAGTACACGGGGTGTGCGAGAGGGCTTGTCGCCTCGGTGCCTCTGTATCGGGTCGATGAGATCCAGCCGGTCTGCCGGTTCCTGTTGTGGCTCCAGGTAGTCGTCCCTACGGGATACCCGTCCAGCGGCAATATCGTCCAGACCGCGCGCCAGAGACTCGCCCGGTTCCTGTTGTGTCCGCCGAACGAACTCCATCGGGTCCGTCTCAAGAAGCTCCACGTCGTCAGGGCGTAGAGCGTCCTCAACGGTGCCACGTACGACCTTGGGCTTAGCCCTGTCGGGTACCTGTGCGGAACGCTTCTCGGCCTTGTCGAACTCTTGGCGTAGCCAGCCCCTCGTTTCGCAGGGCGGCCCCTCTTCCGGTTCCTGTTGTGCTGTTGGGTCTGGCGTGAACGTAGGCAGTGTCCCGTCTAGGTTCACCGTGCCGTGCGGGTCGGCGTCGAACACAGACGGCTCCCGCATCAGCCGCTCAAGTCGCGGCTTATCACCTTCGTGGTATTCGTCCGGATACTCGTCCGGGTCGTCCGCTTGGCAGTGCTCCGCTAGATCCTGGTGGAAGTACTCTCGTAATTCCTCACGGGACGGTTCCCTCGGGTCGTAGGTCTCACCCCCATCGGTGGTGGGGCCAGAGCCCACGGCTTCGCCGGGGGTGAAGATGACAGGCCAAGAGTCGGCGTCACGCCCCTCTGGGACCCCCTGACCCGCCGCAAGAAGCTGACGGTACAGCCACACCCCCGGCTGCGCCGGTTCGACAAACGCGATCCACGCCCCGTCTGGTCGTCGTGCGATGGTGCCAACAGGTGGCCCCTCGGGGATGCTGTTAGCAGCAGCCAGAAAGGCGTCCAACCAACCCTCATAATCCGGTTTGTACGGGTCGTAGTGCGGGTACGGGCGGGACAGAAACCCGATAATCGCTTTCCGCTGCGCTTCAGTCGGTTCCAGCTTCATAACCCATCTCCTTAGCCAACTCGTCATACGAATCCGCAGCCGCGAGTAGCCACGCTGCGAGTTCACGAGCGCCCTCGCTGTCGCCTTGATACATCTCCCCGAAAACACCGTCATCTATGAATGGGCGGTGTTGGGACTTCGGTAGCAGTTTTCGGCTCATGTATTGGTATTTGGCGACATATACCCGGAAGGGTCCGTGGTCTTCCGGCCACCTATCCGTGCTCATCTAGAACATCCTTTCCGCCCACCAACGGGACAGCGCACGAACACCCCTGCGGGCGATACGGTCCACTTCCACCGCCTCGGCAGGCCGTATGTCAAGTGTCAGATCAGCAAAACGGACGCCAAACACATCGATAGACAGGTTCATGACGGATACCACCCGTAAACCCCTCCGAAAGCACCCATGACCACACCGATGTGGTACACGACTTCGGAGTACACAATGAACGGAAGGAGTCTCATACGCCTACCCGCTCGATAAACCGGTCCACATTCAGCTGAGACACGTTGCCCGCCAACGGGTTCTTGTACGCCCAACCGGTCATCTTGGTCTCGATGATCAACGGACGCTTCGGGTCCGGGCTTGCCGGGTCGACCCTCTTGTGGGTCCACGTCGTAGGCACCCGGTCGATAAGACCGAAACCGATACGCTGCCTTACCAAGCTGGGCTTAGCGAGTGCCATCGGGGTAATGGTTGCAGTCATGGTTATTCCTCTCGTGATATTTGGGCCGTATGTCAAGTACGGCACGAGCGAAAGCTCGCGCCTAGTGTCGCCAGCTCGGCTGGCTAACACCGCACCTACTGAAAATCCTTGATATCCATCGTTTTACCGTCGAACTGAAGGCTGACGTACGAACGTCCGGACGGGAACCCCCTACCGGACCGGTTCTTCACCGCCGAGACGTTCAACGTATCCGGGCCGTGGTCAGACGGAATCCGGTGCAACGTCAGAATCATCTCCGGTGTACGCGAGATCTGACCTTTGATGCCCGACAACGGTATTGGCTTGTTCCCGTCGTTGTGGTCGCCTTTCACGTGGTGCAGCCCGACGACACACGCCCCGGTGTTCCGGGCCATCGAATGCAGGTAGTCGTTCAGCGACTCCAACCCGCCGAACGGGTCCTCGTCATTACCGGCGAACCCCGATATCACGTTGGTGATGTTGTCTACCACGATGATCTGCGGGTAGTCGTCCCACAGCTCCAACGTGGAGTTGACTACGTCTTCGATGTGTTTGAGCGTAGGACTGGGGTTGAAGTCGAACAACACCCGAGAGTCGTCTAGCGTCTGCACCGCTCGTTCTTTGTTGTCGCGGTACATCTGCGCCGACTTCTCCATCGTCCACCCGTTCAGGATCGACATAGCGCGGGTTGCCTGGGTGAATTCGTCGGAGTCAGCCGACAGGTACAACGCCGGTACCCCGGACTTCAACACCTTCGTCAGGACGAACGCCGACTTACCGATACCCGGTGCTGCACAGACCATCACATACTGACCTTGCAGGAACCGGATACCGTGTTTCTCCAACGACGTCCACACCGTGGGTAGTGGTACACCTGAGTCGTTCTTCTGGTGCAACGCCTGTCTAAGTGTTAGCAACCGGACCCCTAATACCGCACCACGGGCACAGTGGGTGGTTTCGCTGTCGGTGCATATTGTTGTGTATTACACCCCAATTATCCGAGCGTCTATTGACCTCGTGCATCACTCGGTCTAGGTCGGTCAACCCCACTCACCTCCACATCCACCAGAAGGCGCGGGTGACAACAGAATCCCGTTCCGCGTCTTGCACGCGGTGTCGATACGGAATCTGCCGAACGACGTGTACGCCGTCTGGTGCCAAAATGTCCCGTCCGGGTACTGAACGCCGTTGCACCAACCCGTCAGGTTGGAGGACGACACACCTACACCCTCGTTGGTCCCACCACCGGGGCACCAGCCCCGGATGTAGTCAGGGTGGTACGGATCGTGATATGGGTCAGCGGCAGAAGGTACGGCGAAACCCGATGACAGCACAGCGATTACAGCCGCAAGTAGGGTCTTCATAATATATCCTCTCTAACCCCAGAAGGCGGAAACCCTTTTGTACGTAATCGACCACCGATCTGTAGGCCGATCCCCACCCTTTTTTATAAAGACGTAGCAGTCTTCACCGTCTATCGTGGGGTGGACGTCTGTAGCGATCACCCGATCTAGTAGCCGCCAGGTGTCGTCCAACCGAGTCATCAACGTCACGAATCTATTGAAGTCAGACATTTCGGCCTCCGTTGGGGGCCAGCCGTCTTCAGTCAACTCTTCATACACCCGTGTGACTTTAGCCATCTGCCACGGCTCTAACGGGTACTCTTTACCGTCCCGAGTCACTGACCGGGGACCGATCTTTATTGGGCCACCCATCGAACCTCCTGGTCGTATGTCAAGCACTAAGCCTGGCTGTATTGGCATGAATACGAAACATCGCAGAACCGGCACTTCGACGGCTCCGGGTCTGGCGGGAAGTTTCCCGCGTTGATGTTGTCCTGTAGTTCTACGAACTTGTCCCGCACCGTCTCTCGGGTCCAGTCGGTGAGATCGTATGGCTTGGTGGGCTTTCCAGTCTTACCCATCCAGTAGTCCCCTGTCGGCGCATACGCGCCGTGGGTCACTTCCATCGCCACCTTGTAGGCTCCGAGTTGGAAGTCATCACCAGGCTTGTTACCCGTCTTGTTGTCCCGGACGTAGATCTCATCACCGCAGAGGTTTGACATGATCAAGTCGATGAACCCACGGATCTCGATACCGTCTAGGTCGATGTCGAACCCGAGCTCAATACCGGGCGTGCCGTCCGGCGCGATCCACACGACCTCGTCCTGGTGCTTCCCGTACCAGTCCAACATCCGGCCACACTGCTGTAGTCCGAGGTCATATCGGCGGTTGATATCGGCTTCGCCGTTATACGGTCCCGACCAGAACCACCACTCCAAGTTCGGTGTTACGTCACAGTATGTATTGACGTGGTTGTCGTACGACTCGGTGTAGACCTGTTGCATCTCTTCCAGGGTCATCGTCCGACCGGATCGCTCCCACGCCTCCCCCGCTTCGTGTACCGCAGACCCCTGCGGTAGCCACGCTGCCGGTCGCTGCCACGCCTTCTCAACCCGAGATAGGTACCACGCCATAGGACACCGCTCGTACTGTTTGTACTGGGAGACACTGAGTTTCACTACGGCACCGCCAGTCTGTAGATTGTGTAGATCGCATGGTTGGAGGCCATGTTCTCATCGAGTGTTACGTAGGGACCCACCTGGATGGTATGTCGGTTCTCCGCCAAGAACTCCAACACCGGTTGGTATATCTCGCTGGTCTCCGGTAGGGCAATACTACGGTTGACCAACAAAACACGATTGCCAGACATCATCATCGTCCTGGCCACAAGCCAAGGTACGTAAGCGATTAGGAGTGTTGTGTGCGCAGCGGCTTGTAGCACGTCGGGTCCTGCTTTCTAGGGTTCGCGTGGCGGAAATTTCCATATCTGTTCTCCGTATTCAGTTATGTGAGTGTGTTCGTTCACGCGAATCATCAGACCCTTATCACGCGGCTCTCTCGGCCTGTAAGCAAACCCTCCTGGCTTGCATACCCCTGGGTCAGACGGGATTTCCGGGTCGTACTCAACAACCAGGTTCTCGTCCCTAAGTTTCTTGTAGAACGACCGTAACTTGCTGCGTCGACGTTCGGTAAAACGGTCGCTGCCTTGCATCATGTGCTCGGCGTGGTCTCGCAGCAGCGCTAGTGGCTGTGCCCGGTTGAATTTCTCCGGCACCGCGAACGGAAGAGCCTCGGCCACACGCTGCCGTATGGTGGGCGTTCCGTCGTACTTCCTCCATAGGTACGAAACTGCCTGGCGGGTGACCCCGAACATCTCCGCAATTTGGCTGTGGTTGTACCCTTCATTTTTCAGTTGTCGAATGATCCCTATGGTCAAACCGGATGCATATGTTTCGTCCATCTATTCCTCCAGCTCGGTTGACAGTCAATACAGTCAAGGCTAGCTGTCAAGTGGTTGCATAGCAATATAGGCCCCTTTCGTCGGGCTGTGACGTATCAGGAGTCCCCGTCCTGTGACACAGATTACAACAAGTGTTCACAAAGATTTGACGCGTATGTCACTCGTTACCAAATCGTTATCTAACACACCTCGGTTCACCAAAGACGCCCTTGACCAGTACGTATGTCCGGGTTCTTATAGATTCATCAACTAGATAGAGTAGTTGTGCCCTATCTAGAAAGTGAGAAGTGCTGTAAGATGCCCGATTCGCTCCTGGACCTGTGTCAACAACGTTTGCAAGAAGTACCGATTGTTGACGGCGATCGGTGATTGGTCCCCGTCCAAGTCTTCCAGATCGTCGTAAATCCGCGTCTCCAATTTGATAGCTTCGGGGAGCATCAAGTCTTCGTATTCCACGGGGGTCGTAATAGACATATCAAACCTCTTTGTTTGATTAGTGACTAATGGTTGTTGCCTAAAGGCACGATGATACTGTTGTAATAATCCATCTGGGCTTCATACGCATCTTGCGCTACTGAGTACTCACAAGCCTTAGCAAAATTCCGATGGTGGGCGTCCAGATGGTCAAACCGATCTCCTGGTCCGTCGCCCTCGTACTCATACTCGGGTTCTACGGGCGGCACAGGAGCGGGGATGAACGTCGGCAGTTGTTCGTCTCCGTCGATGTACGTACCCTCTTGCCTCATAACCCCTCCGAATCACGTCGGATGTACTTGCGGAACAGTCCCGATGACTCGATACATCGAGAGCCCTTGCCGTCCAAGTCCGTGTACCGATAGAAGCGGCTGCCGTCGTATCCGGCTATGACAATGGCGCGCTTACCGTCCTTGCTATCCCAGACGGTCCCAACAAGATCCTTGGTCATTCCCCGTCCTCCGAATCACGTTTGGCCCCAGAATGCTTACACCCCGGAGGCCACTCATTGATGCCGTGGCATTTACCAACACAGACACATCGATAGACAACAACATCAGTCATCTCTCCACCACTTGTTCTTTCTGTTCCAATGATGATGGTCATCGTCGTCTTCGTCCTCTTCGGTCTGAACCGGTACCGGGGCGTATGTCGTTGGGGCCGTGGGCGTCACCACCTGGTGAGGATCTGCATCGCCCTTATCGCAGTTGGGTAGCTCACCCCGAGACACGTGGTACGCGTTGTCGTTGTCTATACCGCCGTGTCTTTCAACGTGTGCGGTACCCCGGTGTTCACACGTCAGGGGTATAGCGTGCGCCACTATAGGTGAGGTGATCGGGGCCAGGGCCAAGCCCAAACCTATTGCGGTCGGACGGATTAGGTTCATACGTAGTATTCCGAGCTGGCGAGGCGGATTCGTTGTCTAACGTAGATCCGAGACATGTTCTCCCCTGCTCGGTTCTGCGCCGCTCGCACAGCAGCCCGGAGACCACTAGCCGCAGACTCATATCGTTGCCAACCGTAGTGTGCAAGGGTGTCGAACTTGTCGTCGCCGCCGTACGGCCCCCACTCTTGGATATCCGTTGTGGGGCAACCTTCGATGTGTATCTGGTCGCTGTTCCTGTGCTCGTAAGCGCAGAATGTCCAGTCCCCCGCCGTAACTGTCAATCCGTATTCTCGGCAGTTGTCAAAGGTACCGAACTCGATGTCCACGATTGACGAGTCGTCTTCCAGACACTCGAACACTCGGTAGGCGATAGATACCTGTGTTGATGCTAGCGCGAACACCACAGGACTCTTGTAATAGCCCTTACCCCAGTCGGTATATTGGTCCTGTACAAGCTGTTCCACAGCCTCGTAGAACTTCATCAAGCCTCCAAATACGCTGTGATAGTGAGGATTACCGGGAAGATCAGGCACAGGTACACGATGAACGTCACAGCCGTAGCTCCAAGACTGCATCCCCAACAACGCAACCGTCCTTGGTAAGACCCCAAAACTTGTAATAGCCGGGAACTTCAAAGTCAGCCGATACGATTAACTGGTTGTCCGACGCATAATTGATAACAATGCTTTCGGCTTGACCCCAATCACTCGGGTGTCTCACCGTATGCCGGTGATTGTCATTGTCCGACACGTCACGAATCTGTAGTATTAGCTCACTCATTCGAATATCCTTTCCAACGTCGCGTATCCTGCGAATCCCATTGTCGGACAGACGAACCACCACGTGGTTTTGTTCTCGTCGTGGTGTTTGATGTCCATCCGATACGAGTTGTCAGCCGCGTAAGCGGCTGCCATACCTACACCCTGGTCCCAGTTGGACGGGTATTCGGTGGTGTCGTGGCCGGTGATGACGTTCGATACCGTCAGCCGGTAGAACGTGGTCACAACCGAGCCTCGTAGTACACGTCCTCAGGACGTACACCACAACGATCACACGATCCACCATTCCGTTGCCCGTATGCGTATTCGTCCTTGACAAGATCACGGTGGTGTCCACAGAAGGCCACTACATGGTTTTCGCAGGGGTATACGAAGTGCACCCGCATAACCCACTCCGCCTCCGACGCACAAGGACCCCCTTCCTCGGCCCATTCGCAGACACGTGCGGGCATGTCCCCCACGATGCTCTCAACATCGACTACCGACATCGTTGTCATGTCGCTCCTTATGTTGTTGTCATACCTTTGATTTGGTGCCCCCGGCGCGAATCGAACGCGCCACACACAGCGACTCCGGGAGTTCATACGCCTCCGGGGGAGCGTGTAACCGTTGGGGGCGGTCTGGTTTCGACATGAGCGATAGCTCATGCCTTTTATCGTGGGTGGTTAGAGTTGTGGCTCAAACCAAATCCAAAGCCAGCCGTCATCACCGTCGTCGTCCCGCTCCCTCATAGTCCTAGTTCACGCTCCTGTCAGCTGGTCTACGTAGCAGCCGGAAGGGCAACGCCCGCAGCACATGTTGTAAGCCCAGTCAGCATCTACGGCGCGGAGTCGGGCTTTCTGTTCTTCGGATAGGGGTTCAATGCGGTAACTCATCGCCACCACCTCGCAGGCTTCGCCCACATGATCGATAAGTACGGATGTCCCGGCTGGTTATCGTGGGGCAGTCGGATTGCGACTCCGATGACTTGTCGCGGGTACCGGTTCAGGACAACAAGCCGGGGGCGTTCGGCTGCATGGCATTTCACAGCCCGGAACTGGATTGGCCAACCAAACGGCGGCACGAATCGTCTTTGGTCGCTCATCTTCCACCTGCCGTGAATGCTGCTATAGCCTCCCGAACCTCAATCACGTGCACCTGACCATCGTTTGTCCGTGGCACGATGATTTCTCCAAACCGGTGGAGTGCGTTAGCCCCTCCTTGTATCAGGCTCCTGTAGCCAGAACGTGAATAGTGCTGACCACAATGCGAATACGTGTCGTAGACGTCCTTCACCCATAAATCGAGGTCTCTTCGGTTTTCAACCTTGGGTACGTAACGAATCACGGTCAAACCTTTCTCAATCCCGTGTAACCGGGTGTCTGCGTTCGTATCTCGTCAAACCTCTAGTGGCGACAGCCACGGCTACAACACCGAACACACCGGCAACCACGAGGTGTATCAACGTGCTCATGTCTAATTCGTATGCCTAATACGGCCCACGACAACATCTCCCGGCTGTAACGGGCTGTACCACGGTAGTAGACCAGGCGATCCCGGAGGGGCGAAGGAATTGTCTGAGTAGACGTGGTACTTGCCCGACCGTTTTAAAACCGTGTATCCGCACCAGAACTCAGGTCTGACCACTTGTCTGTCCAACCACATCGCTTGTCCAGCGGTCTCTATTGCCTCATCCAGGGTGGTATGCATCGTCATCTCTTTCGTTTATTGGTACGTCAGGCCTGTAGACATTCGTCATCGCCACATGTCCTTGACCAGTTCGTCTGTCCAAACGACAACGGTTTCGCTGCCGTCGTGGGGTTGGACAAGGCATTGGTTGTGGATGGACCGACGCATCAGCACAGTGCCGACACGACCACTACGCATGAAAACGGTGTCGTTGTTACGAATCATGTTCTGTGCCTCTATGTCCATGGTTATCGGACGACCACGGTCAGGCCGCGTAGGTTGGGCTCTGGGGCCTTCGTGGAATGCCCGCGCTTGCACGTGTACTGGTTAAGCCAGACCAACGCCTCCGCTGCAAGACTGCCTCTTGCCTCGCAGGTCGAGCACCAGCTCGACGAGCGGGGCTTTTTTATGCCCAGAACGAGACCGCCTACTGTTCGGCCACGTGACCGCCGCGCTGCGATACCGTCGCCGCAAATCGATCAGGGACTCGCTCGACGATTCGGAGCTGACACCGACCGTCGACCTACGGATTAAAAGTCCGTAGCTTCAGCCTGCGACGCAAAATGTCAGAGTATGCGCTGGTGAGCGGCGTAGCATACGAGCCGCGGGCATTTCACCTGAACCGGGCCCCAATATATAGGAGTCTCTCGGGGTGCCCACAGCAGAGGAATGGCGGTCATTGGCCGCTACCGGCATCGTCGAACTCTTGGAGACTGAGGGGGCGGCCACTCAGCCGGGTATGGAGGCCAAGCTGGCGGACGCGTCGTGGAGGTACTCCGGGTCGTTGGCGATCTTCCCCATCGCGTACACCTCGGCCAAGTCTTCCGACCGCATGTCGTCTAGCGACCAACCCAAGTCTTTGATGGCCTGGTCGACCTCTGCCATTGCGCTCATATCTTCTCCTAAGTCGGTTCGGGTCGTATGTCAAGTACTTGGGTAAATAAAAAGGTCTATTAGTTGGTATGTAGTAGTGGATTAGTAGGGTAGGTCGGTCAAATCGTCTGAGTAGTGTTCGGCATAGTTGACCTCGTGTCCGACAAGTGCGGCTGCGTGCTCGGCGGCTTCGCATTCACTGTCTGCGATGACGTAGATGTCTTCATCTCCGGTGTCTACGACATACACGGCGCTCTGCCCGCAGGTACCCATCAGAACACCACGCCGCCCGTGAAAGCCTTGCAAATTCCCAGCTCGTCGTGGTCACGCAGAAGCAGCTCAAGTGTCTCTGCCATCTCCCTAGGGACATAGCGCAGCTCTGATCCGATGCGGACCTCGATCAAGTCTGCACGCCGTTCTGCCGCAAAGCGGCGCTCCTCTTCCGCTTGGTGGCAACTCACCTGAAAGTCACCCTCTACGAATTGGTGGCGTGGGATGGCTACTTGATTGCCGTACTGGTTGCTGATCGCCACGGCGTTATGACGATTGACCCGTAATACCCGGAAGGTCTCACCGCTGTGTGTATTACGCACGGTGTCACCGGCAGCGACGACTTGGTCAACGCCTTTACCCGCCCAGTAATCATTCATCTATCTAGTCCTTATCGGTAGTAGCTCAAATCTTCTAGTGCCACGTTTGGAGTCGAACCAAACCCCTACGGTCATATCGAGAGGGCGAACCTGCCGTGGCCGACCACCAGGCACACGCTGTATCTCAAGCGCAAGCCAAATGGCCTTAAAGTATGTTCACGTCCGTATGTTTTCCTCGGCCCGTTTCCGTGGGTTAGACCGGTCACTGAAGGCTGACTAAACGCCACTCCCTCGCAGTCCGGTAGGTCTTGGCGATGCCCGTCATCGCTCGCTACCGGAGATATCTTCTACGTACGCTATGTGTTATGACTTGGGGGGTATCACCAGGCTCGCTGGTTGACCATGCTCCGTGTCACTTGTTATTCAGTTGTAGGCGCTTGAGGCATAGCCTCTGCGCTTTGCGTCGAGAACTATGTTCTCTAGCGATCAAACTATCAGATTGTGGGCCGTATGTCAAGCCGTGTTGCTTGGCTCTATGCGCTCGCTCACCCGCTGGCGTATGGGTTTACTTGACGTTGTATGCCCGTTCTGAAGTTGTATCTGTACTCTAACTCATTGCCGGTCGTATGTCAAGTCGCAATTTGAGCGGTTGTACGGCCCTGTGCGGTATCGGGGTTACCGACATACCGCCACACCGTTGACGGGCCGTCTGTGCTCGCACAGGGACACAAAAAAGGCCCTCCCCGAAGGGAGGGCCGTTGGCGGTGGGGGTTATCGGTAGTTCTCCGATGTCACGTAGTACACCGCGCCTGTGTCGGGGTCGGTCCAGTTGCACGGTTTCCCGTCCGTATTCCCGTCCTCGTATTGGCATACGGGCAATTGGTCTGCGTGTGCTGTTGCTTCTACCGCAGTGGGCAGTCCTACCCAGAACGCACCAACGGTGAGTGTAGCGAGGGCCAGTTGCTTCCATGTGTTTGACATACGACCACTCTACTACGCACGGGCCGTATGTCAAGTGGTGCGTGCATACGAATGTGGACACCACGCACACACGCATGCACATACATAAGCGTGGGTGGGTAGCACGGTGCACACCACCGTGCACGGGCACGGCTCGGTCGGCAGCGCAGCTGCCCCACCCGGCACCCCAGGGGGGACACCCCTCCCCCGGCCCCCAGGATCGGGCGGTAATCCGGAGGAGCCATCGTGTACGGGTTTAGAAGTCGAACACCCATTCGGGTGGTATGTAAACCCCCAGGTCGATCATAAAACGGTAGTGAAATAGGTAACAATTCAGTAACGGAGGCCCATTTACGGCACAGGGTGCGGGTATTTAACCTATGAGAGGGTAAGAGAAGAAAATCTTCTCTTTATATAGGACGAGGCGAAGCCGAGTCCCCGGCTTCTTCTCGTCGGTTCGGCCTTCGGCCTCACGGTATACCAACGTAATGTAGTTACCTAACGTAACGGAATTACGGTTGGTGGGCCGTGACCGGCCCCTAAAGGCCGGGTCGCGGACCCGGAGTCCGAAGGACGCATGAGATGCGTCCGAGGTCGGTCTCCGGAGCCCTTTCGGGGGCTCCGTCGACACCGGTCCTCACTCCGTTCGTCGTTCGTTCGGTACTTCGTACCTCACTCACTCCTCACTACGTTCGGAGGGCGGATGCTCAAGATCAACTACCACAAGACCACTCACGGGAACTTCCGTAAGGCGATCGACTACGCAGACGATCGTGGTAGGCAAAATGAGCGGCTGCATGCGCTCAGGATCTTCGGCATCCTCATCCTCTGGTGAGTGGTTCGTGGTCTGGTTCGTATCGGAACCTTCGGCTGCCACCCAACTGGGGTGAGATCAGACGTCGAATCCTCGACAGAGACAACCACCTCTGCCAGATCGAGTCCTTCGGCTGCTTAAGGGCAGCCTCGGACGTCGACCACATCGTTCGTGGTGACGATCACTCGGACGAGAACCTTAGGGCTGCATGCAGTAAGTGCCACGCCCGCAAGTCGAGCGCGGAAGGTAACGACCGCCAACGACAACTCAGAGCCCTACGCAAGCGTCCCCCCGAACGTCACCCAGGGCAGCGATAAACGACGGCCAGGAGCCGTCTGACGGCCCAGGAGGCTACCTTGGCAGGATCACGCGGTCCTATACCCAAACGGGACGACGAGAGGGTCCGTAGAAACAAACCGGACGTGCCGACCGAGAAGGTTTCGGCTATCGGAGTCGTACCCGTACCAGACCTTTCGATAGGTATCGAAGACCCAGACCCCTTCGTAGTCGCCTTCTATGAGTCGATTCGACAGTCGGCTCAGTCGCGATTCTACGAACCCTCCGACTGGTTCACCGTGATCCTCATGCTTCGTGCGTTGAACGAGGAACTGAACGCGGTCTATGTCAAGGGTGATATGGCCGGTGAGAAGCGGCCTATCGGTGTGATGAAGCTACAAGTTCTGAACCAGATGATGTCCAGCCTCCTGATCACCGAAGGAGACCGCCGCCGCGTTCGGATGGAGATCGAACGAAACGCTGGCCCTACCGCTGAAGGCGGGAAGGTTCTGACGATGGCCGACCACTTCAAACAAGCGCTCGGCGCAACGAACACCTGATCCACCGGGGGAGCGTCAGTCTCGGCCTCCTCTCGCCGCGAGCCCCGCTACCGGCTCCGCTCCCCCGGAACAACTTTCAAGGAGATCCATGTCCGATATCGGGCTACGGCCAGAAGGCAGCACGCTAGTCCTTTGGAAGGGCAGGGATTTCGCCTGGAATTTCGAGCTGGTGGACGAGAACAAGCAACCGGTCGACTATCCAGCCGGTCAAATGTACTTCGAACTCCAGACCGGAGGCGAGCACAACGCCCTCCAGAAGGTCACCGTAACCGGGGCCAACGGCGGTACGTACAAGCTCGGTTTCGGCGGTCAGTGGACCGCCCCTATCGACTACAACGACGTCGTAGAGAACCCCCAGAACCTCTCTGGCGACATCACCGACGCGCTGGAGGCCCTACCTACCCTCGGGGCTGGAAACGTCTTTGTACAGCCTTCCAGCCTGTATCCCACGTGGGAACTAGATCTCAACGTCAACGCCGGTCACGTGCTGACCGAGCAGTTGGTGAACACCGTAAACGCCACACTCAACGGGTTTTTCGGCACCTTCGAGGATCTGTTGGGCGTCGATATCGACTTCACGATCCACGACAACCTGAACTTGGTTCTGAAGATCACCTCTACCAAGTCGTTTGACGAGGTCGGGTTGATCACGTTCGCCGTCGACGTGACATCCACGATGATCGTCAACCTTTTCAACTCGGTGTCTTCCCTCATCGGCGTGTTCGACATCGCGCATCTGGACTTCTACTGGACCCACACGTACCAGGTGATGTTCATCGGTGCCCTCGGAAACGACGTGCAACCCGCTCTGGCGGTTGATGACTCGGGTCTGACAGGCGTGAACGGCTACGAGAGCGTCAAGGTCGACATCGTCAAGCCCGGAAAGCACCCGTTAACGATCTGGAATTTCGAGCTTGAAGGCTCGATGGCCCACATCAAGGTCGAATCGGAAGAGACCGACAAGATCGCGGACCGTTGCTTGTGGCAGCTGGTCTTTCTGCCTGACGGCGAGCCCGCTGGCGGCGAAGGTATAGACGCCGGAAGGGTTTCACGAGTCGGATGATCATAGAATCAGTTCTCGGAGACATCGGTGATCGCATCCTTTCTACTCCCGGACAACCGGGAGCCCAGGGACCTAAGGGTGACAAAGGCGATACCGGATTACAAGGCATCCCCGGCGAGACCGGAATCCAGGGACCCGTTGGCCCCAAGGGAGATAAAGGCGATACGGGACCCCAGGGTCCAACCGGAGCGACCGGACCCGCTGGAGCAGACGGCACCGGCATAGAGCTTTCGGGCTCTGTACCGACGTACGCCGATCTACCCGCGTCTGCATCTACGGGCGACACCTACTTGGTGATCGCAGACGGTCTTTTGTACTTCTGGAACGGATCTGGCTGGCCTGCGGACGGCGACGGTATCCCCTTCCAAGGTCCGGTCGGACCGACCGGACCACAAGGACCCCAGGGCGAAACTGGCCCCACTGGAGCCAAGGGTGATACGGGAGAGACTGGCCCCAAAGGGGACAAGGGTGACCCCGGAGACACCGGACCCCAGGGTCCCAAGGGTGATACCGGAGACCAGGGTCCCCAGGGCGTCAAGGGCGATACAGGTGATACCGGACCCACTGGGCCTAAAGGAGATACCGGTGAAACGGGACCCCAGGGGCCACCTGGAGAGGTTACCACAGAAGATCTCGAATCGGCGGTATCAGACGCAATCGCTGCGTTGGTTGATGGCTCTCCAGGCGCGCTAGACACCCTGAACGAGCTTGCGGCGGCACTTGGGGACGATCCTAACTTCGCCACCACCGTTTCGACCAACATCGGACTGAAAGCAGATAAGACCACAACGGTTTCAGCCGGAACAGGTCTTACCGGTGGCGGTGACCTGTCTGCCAACCGCACACTGTCTGTCGACTTCGGTACCGGCGCGGGCAAGGTAACCCAAGGGAACGACTCGCGTCTGTCAGACGCTCGTACCCCCACAGCGCATACGCACAACGCGTCGGACATCAACGCCGGGACGCTGGCTATCGCGCGCATACCCACCGGCACAACGAGTTCGACGGTCTGTGTAGGAAACGATTCGCGGTTGTCTGACACCCGTACGCCTACCGATGGGTCCGTAACCACGGCCAAGATCGCCAGCGGCGCGGTCACCACGACCGAGATCGCTGACGGCACGATCACTAACACCGACATAAACAACTCAGCGGCTATCGCTATGTCCAAGTTGGGAACCGGCAAGGTCGTCGGGTCCAACAACGGCACCCCGACGTCACTAACTGTTTGGGTGGGATCGGCGGCCCAATACACCGCTATCGGATCAAAAGACGCGAACACCCTGTATTTCACAACGTAGGAGGCCCGGTGGCGGTTTATCTCGGATCAACCGCCCTGGCCGGTCTTCACCTGGGTACTACAGACGTTCAGAAGGTGTACCTGGGCACTACCGAGATCTGGTCAGCGTCAACACCCCCGTCCTACGACGCGGCATCCACACCTGTAAGCACAGCCGGTAACGGGTCGTTCAACTTCACGGCGACCCTAAACGCCGACGTGTTCGTGGTCGCATGTTGGCAGAGTTCGTCAACATCTATCACCGGGGTTACCCATGACGGCGTAACGATGTCGGAAATTGCCTCCGTACTGCACAACAACACCGCATCTTCAGGCGGTACCAAGGTCTTCCGACTCGCTAATGCCGGTGCGGGAATCGGGAAGTCAGTATCGATAACAACTTCGGGATTTGGATGGTTTGCGTTCGGAGCGATATCCGTACTAAACGTCCACACAGTCGGCACACCCACGACCTCGTATGGAACGGGTACAGCCTTAACGCAGTCGGTATCGCTCACTTCGGGACTAGTGATTCAAACTATGGGGGCCGGTGGCGGTGCCTTCGGATCGTTCACAGGTTGCACCAACCGATCGAATCTAAACCCCGGTGGCGGGATACCGCAGGCGATAAACACCGTAACCACTTCTACCACCGTGTCGGCTACCAACTCGGTAAGCAATGCGTGGGGCTGTATAGCGGTACCTCTCACGTAGACAAAGGATTATAGATGGGCGTTATCGGCGAACCACACAATTACCGGGAACGCCTACTCTCTATCCCCGGAGCACCGGGCATCACCGGACCTGCCGGACCAGTGGGACCACTTGGCCCCAAAGGAGATACCGGACCGGCTGGACCCACGGGGCCAACTGGCCCGGCTGGACCCAAGGGTGACGGACTCACACTAGACGGCACCGCAGACGATTTCGAATCACTTCCTACTGCCAGCTCCCACACGAACGAGATGTGGGGCGTCACCGACACCGGGCAGTTCTACGTGTCCAACGGGACCACTTGGTTTGAGGTTGAAGTCAAAGGACCCCAAGGCGATGTCGGACCCGCTGGACCCAAGGGGGACAAGGGAGATACCGGGCTCACGGGACCTGCGGGACCAACAGGACCCGCTGGAGCGAGTGCCTGGGGGGACATTACAGGCAAGCCTGCCGTCGTCGTAGGGGCTAACAACAGCGGCGCGGTATCACTCACGCTGTGGGCTGGTACCGAGGCCGAGTACGCAGCCATCGAAACGAAAGACCCTCTGACGGTTTACGTAAGGACACCGTAGTGGTGGGTATCTCTGTCGGAGCATCGGATATTTCCAAGCTCGCCGCCGGGGAGACGGAAGCCACCAAGGTAAGCCTCGGCCCTATAGACGTATGGACCGCGTTCACCCCCGTCATCGAAAACAACGTCGCCAGAACCAACTACCCGGTCCCCTACGGGGCTACCGGCGCGTGGGTAACGCTCCAAGCCGCTGGCGGTGCGGGTGGTGAAGGCGCTACGGGTCTTTGGACCGCCAACTCAGGAGGCGGTGGTGGAGGCCGCATAGAGCGGACCTGGGTCCCTGTCTCCGAGATGGGCGCGACCTACAGCGTCGTCCAAGGTAAAGGCGGCAAGGGAGACGGAGGCGACTCCGTATTCTCCAGCGGCGGAGTGAATCTGACCGCCAAAGGCGGTAAGAAAGGCTCCTCGGGAGCGACCACAGTCGGTTCCAGCCCGTTCACGATACCCGGCGGAGCAGGCGGCACGTACTCAGTTACCGGTATGTCCGGGGTGCGCGTGTACCCCGGCTCCCCTGGTGGCGATGCGACTAACACAGTAACTAATCCCGGTGCCACCAACGCCAATAACGCAGGCGCGGGCGGCGGCGCGGGAGGTCCTTACAGTTCGGACACCGGACAAACCCCCGGCGGAGCAGGCGGAAGTTCAACCACCGTCACGGGTGGTGCGGGCGGTACAGATTCGGTAAAGCCTGGCGTCAAACCCGACAACGCCACAATCCCCAACGGCGGTGCTGGTGGTGGCGGCGGCGCAGGCGCTTGGTTCGCGGCTGGTGGAACCGGCGGCGATGGAGGCCGCTTTGGTGGCGGTGGCGGTGGAGCAGGGTGTGGCAACACAGTCGCCACAGCGGGTAAAGGTGGTGACGGATTCACTCGCATCGAGTGGACCGCCGAAAGCATCGAGTATCGACGGGTATTCGTCGCGGTAACCGAGGTCAACCAGACTTCCATCAAGGTTCAGGTCAACGGGCTTCCGCCCGACGCCGGAACTGTTACCGGATACAACTTCTACAAAAACGGCGTCAAGGTCACGCCGTCACCCCAGTCCCCCCCCGAGTACACATTCGGCGGGCTGGACCCGAACTCGACGTACACACTCACCGCTACAGCGGTTTCTAGCGGCTCAGAATCATCTCCGTATGACCCAGCTGTCGTAAGAACACTCGCTGACGGCGCGTTGTCGTTGGAGGATCGTACAGCGATCGACAACATCGTGGCGCAGTGCATGGCTGAAGACGGCCAGCCCGGCGTGATGATCTCGATTACCGGACCCAAAGGCAGCTACACCAAAGCGTACGGGGTGTCCCCGGCGTCACCGGGCATCACTTCGTATCCGTTGTCGCTCAACCACCACTTCCGTATCGGCAGCTTGACCAAATCGTTTACCGGAACAGCGATCCTGATGCAGGTAGACAAAGGCATCTTGTCTCTGGACGACACTCTGGAGAAGTGGATACCGGGCCTGCCTGACGGCAAGAACATCAAGATCCGCCACCTACTCGGTATGCGCGACGGGTTGTTCGAGTTCCAGGCCGGAAACATCGGGTTGTTCCCGTATGGCGTGTTCATGCTGTTGTTCCCGACCTTCCCGGTCACGGTGGACACTCAGATGAACATCATCAAAGGCCACGCGGTTACTTGGCCCGCTGGAACGAACTTCGCGTACCACAACTCGGGAATGATCGTGTTAGGTCAGATCCTCGAAGCCGCCACCGGTCGACGGTGTAGAGACATCTTCAAGGAAGACATCTGGATTCCGTTAGGGCTGACCGAGACGTCTTGGCCAGATAGCCCGAACATGCCGGAACCCTACAGTCGTGGACTTGGTCCGGGCATCTTCGGTTTACAAGACTGGACGGTAGTCAACCCCGAGTATGTCGGGTCCGCAGGCGCTTTGGTGTCGACCATCGACAACATACAGCGCTGGGGTCAGGCGATGCGCGACGGATGGGGTATAAGCCCCGAGATGCACGCGTTCCGCGAGAACATCGCCGTGTACTCGTCGGACGTATGGCCGTACGAAGGTCCGTCTTACTACGGTTACGGCCCTGCGTATTTCAACATCGCAAACTGGTTCGGTCACGCCGGATCTGTGTCGGGATACAACTGCACGTGCTACTACGAGCCGGTATCCGGCGCGGTGTTCGCAGGTATGGAGAACGTCCAATCAAACGGCGTGGCAATCGAATCGAAGATCCAGATCCGCATCTGTGAGTACCTATACCCAGGTACCACGACCGTGGAGCAACCCTTCGATCCGGCTCTGAGACACCACGAATAACTGAATACACCAGAAGTCCCCGCGAACCGCCTCTCTGGCCTCGGAGCCATGACGCGGGCGGGGTTCTCTGGAGAGCTGGAAGGTATGCCCCCGGCTGGGGCACTTGGGACCTAGCTTAGTTGGTAGAGCGCCCGCCTGAAAAGCGGGAGGCCCTGGTTCGAGTCCAGGGGTCGCAGCAGGAGATGCAACCCTTACCGGGGAATGCTGCATCATCGCGTGGGTGCCGGTAACACCGCGACGCGACGGAATGCTGGACCTGCATACCCGGCCTCACAGGTGACGGGGTGTAGCTATCCATCGCCTCTCGGTTGGGTCCGTTAAGCCCGCCTCTGGAAGGTATGCCCTCGGCTGGGGCAACCGGTCTTGAAAACCGGCACACAGTAACCATTCTGGGGGTTCGACACCTCTACCTTCCGCTCGTGGGATCTCCAGTCACCCTGACATTGAGATCATCTGTCCCAGCACCAAACGACTGACGAAGCCCTGTGATGGGTAGAAACACCCTCCAGGTGTCTCGTGGAGTCCGCACCGCTGGGGAATAACTGCGGACCTAGGGGTGACAACTGTCGACGTAGCTCAATTGGTAGAGCAGCGGTCTCCAAAACCGCAAGATGCAGGTTCGAGTCCTGTCGGGTCAGCATGGATCAAGCAGGTTCTATGTCTGTGGCCGTCCCGATGGTCTGTGGCCCTCGGGGACGCAGGGGTCCAAACCCTCGTCACTTGCTTGATCACCAATGGAACATAGCTCAGCTGGTAGAGCACCCGTCTGAAAAGCGGGAAGTCCCTGGTTCGACCCCAGGTGTTCCAGCCATGCGGGCGGTCCCCTATCAGAGGGGAGCCCCCGCGCCAACCCCAAGGGAACGTGTCGACCCGCCAGCCGACGGCTCGCCAGTCGAGCGGGTGTGGGTGGACTTTGCGACAGCGCGCCCACACCCCCTTCGGGGATACCACGAGAGGAAAACATGAATTACCTTATGTCGCTGTTCGTTACAGCTCTGTTCGACTACATAAAGAAGCACCCCGAATTAGTAGAAGACTTCGCCAAGAAGGTCTCCGGGTATGTCATCGCGGAGATTCCTTCGGCGGTAGACGCGTTCACGGACTGGGTGCCGGGACAGCTGGACGACAAGATCTTCGACACCCTGGCAGCACGATTCGCCAAAGCCCTTCAGAAGGCCCTCCCCGGATTCGACCTGATTTTCAAGTTCCTGAAGTAGGAGTCACATGGCACGCCGCACGGTCTACGGGTACGACTACAGCTCCAACGGCTGGCCGATGGTCGACCAAGGTTCGTGTGAATGGGTCAACATCCCCGGTACAAGCTGCACCCTGCAAATCCAGAGTGGGCAACCGCTGGCGATACTTCGAGCGTTCGCAGCGGACTTGAACGCCTACGTCGAACCCATGCGAGACGCCGACTCGGCTTCTTGGACCGCTGCGAACTCCGTCGGCACGTCCAACCACCTAAGTGGTACCGCATTCGACTACAACTGGAACTCACACCCCTTCCAGGTCCCGAACGCGGGCTGGAATTCCGCCCAACTGGCGACCATCCGGGAGATCCAGGACTTCTACGAAGGCACCGTCTTCTTTGGCAATGACTGGTCAAACCCCAAAGACGCGATGCACTTCCAGCTAGCGAGCCTAGCCAACGGTGGGAACATCAACACCTACCAGAACCCACACACCGCAGACTTCATCGCCAGAAAGATACGGGCAGATGGCTTTTCTACTTTCCGGCGTGGATCTCAGAGTCCTACTTCGACTGCTGTCAACGTCCTTGCAGCGGCCACTGGTCTCAGCGTTGGTAGAGCTACTGAAATTCTCGGCCCGGTTCGTGAAGGGTTGCAAGCGGCTTCTTGCACGAACGTAAACCGTATCGCGATGTGGCTGGCGCAGATCGGCCACGAATCGGACGGCTTCAACGCCACCGAGGAGTACAAGAAGGACGGTCGCTACGCCCCGTACATCGGCAGGACGTGGATTCAGATCACCTGGGACTACAACTACCGAGCCTTCTCAGAGTGGTGCTTCGACCGTGGCCTAGTCCCGTCCAGGGACTACTTCGTCGTGAACTATCGCGAGCTAGCCGACCTGAAATGGGCCGGTATCGGCGCGTCCTGGTACTGGACCGAGCAGCGCCCCATGAACGACCTGGTCGACGCTGGCAACAACGCCGTTTGGAAGACCGACCTGGGAACCTTCCGGGGCTTCGAGGCCGTCACCGCCGCTATCAACGGCGGTACCAACGGTCTCACCGACCGCCGCGACCGGTACAACCGCGCCCTTCTGCAAGGCGACGCGCTTCTACAACTACTTTCCGCCGAAGAGGACGACATGTTCACCGAAGAAGACCGGAACCTGCTTCGTCAGGTCGCAGAGATCAGACGTAAGTCGTTGAGCCCGCTCCGGTGGCCGTACGAGAAGGAAGTAAACACCTGCGCCGGGTTCGCCTGGACCGCAGACGGAAACGTGCACGTGATGCTCGTGGAGAAGCTAGCCGTCGACTACGGCGATCCGCAGGCGGTCGCCCTCTTGCTGGCGGTGTCTGAAACGGACGAGCCCGGACGCGAGGCCGATTCCAAGCTGGCCAAGGCGATTCTTGACAAGGTAGACGAAGACGCATTCGCAGCCGCCACCAAGTGGCTGGACGAGCACAATGCCAATTAGCCTCGGGGACCGTAACGAAACGGTCCGTGAGTGGCGACGGGTAATGGTCAAGCGGTTCGCGGGGTACGCCCGTACGTGTGGCGAACTGCCCCAAGATACCGACGAATACGGCCCCAGAGCCCGTGCATGGCAGTGGGAATATGAACGCCGCACCGGGCAGCCTATCGACGGAATCGTGTCCGACGATGACCTTAGAGCCCTCGGAATCGAGGTCGTAGAACTACCGTGGCTTTTCACAGTTCACGGAACGGGTCAGCCGGACCCGATGGGACCTGGCATACCGGCAGATGTAGCGCGCCAGGTTCTAGACCTATACCGGTGGCAGCCGATCGGAAACTACTCCGCGTCGGCGTTCCCGATGTGGCCTTCCATCATGCAGGCGTACAACGAGCTGGTATTCCAAATCAACTCCAAGACCGGTGACTTCGTCTTGGTTGGGTACTCCCAAGGAGCCGCAGCAGTAGCCCTAGTACTCAAGCACGAGATCATGGACCCCAAGGGTTCTCTGCACCATCGCCTGAACGACCTCCAAAAGGTCGTCTTCTTCGGTAATCCGATGCGCCAGAAGGGTATCGCGCACTTCGATGAGTGGCTCTACGAGATCGCCCCACCGGAGTCGCACGGCATCGTGGCGTGGGACCTGTTGGAGGGTCTGGAAGACGCACCGTTCGAGGTTCGGGACTACGCACACCGTAAAGACATGTACGCGTGCAACTTCGACAACGACAAAGACGAGTACAAGCGTGCTATCTGCAAGATCGTCTTCAAGGCGACGGACTGGTTTGACGGCCCGGATTCGATTGTGCATCAACTCATCGAGCTTGGCACACGTCCGTTACAAGAGGGGCTGGCTATGGCGCAAGCCATGATCGACGCCCTGACGTTCTTCTCGAACCTGAACCCGCACAACTACAACTGGGAACCCGCCGTGAGGTTCTTGAGAGACATCTAAAGGAGGGGTGAGGGGTGGAACGTACGTGCAAACAATGCTCCGTCCCTCTCCCACCCAGTAAACGGTCTAACGCTATCTACTGCGACCGCAAATGCAAATCCGCCTCATCCGAGAAGAGAAGGCCGCAAAGGGACCATGCCGCCAGGTACCTAAAGGAGCGGGAACGAAGACTCGCGTACGCCCTTGAGCCTCATCGCATGAGAGCCGCCGCACACAAACGCAGATCAAGGGTTAGAGGTGCCGAACACTTCGCCTTCACGAAACGTGATTGGGAACGGCTAGTGGCTAGGTATCGCAACTGCTGCGCCTACTGCGGCCAGCGGAAGCCACCCACCACAGAGCACGTAGTGCCTCTCTCAAGGGGAGGAAGGCACTCCGCCGGAAACATTGTCCCGGCTTGTTTTTCGTGCAACTCCTCGAAAAGAGACCGCTTCATCACGGAGTGGAAACTAAGCATCCCCTCGCCGCACCACAGGAGGGACAGATGCGCTACCCAGGAGGCAACGGCGAGTTAGCCCCTCAGCCGCCGCACATAAGCGGCCCGGTGTGGGCCAAGAACATTGACGGATCGTGGCACCTTCCCGAGAAGACACTCGGGTGGGAAGTTCTTAACTGGTGGTCTGAGTACGTAAATTCCCCAGGTGCCAACGGTGGACCGTTTATACCGACTCTGGAACAAGCCCGATTTGCGTTGTGGTGGTACGCCGTTGATGAGAATGGCAAGTATTCATTCCGTGAAGGCGTATTCCGACGTCTGAAAGGTCACGGGAAGGACCCGTTCTGTGCAGCACTGGCTCTCGTAGAGCTGTGCGGACCGGTCGCGTTCTCCCACTTTGATGATGACGGCAACCCCGTTGGTAAGCAACGGCACGCCGCGTGGATCACGGTAGCGGCTGTCTCGCAGGACCAGACGAAGAACACCTTCCGACTGTTTCCGGTGATGGCGACCAAACGCTTGAGGACTGAACACCGCCTCGAAATCAATCGTTTCATCATCCACGCCGACAACGGCGGATGCATCGAAGCGGCCACGTCCTCCCCCGCCTCCATCGAAGGCAACCGGCCCACACTGGTTATCGAGAACGAAACCCAGTGGTGGGGTACGGGACCGGCTGGTGAGGTCAACGAGGGCCACGTGATGCACGGTGCCGTTATCGGAAACTTGACCAAGATTCCTTCGGCCCGCCGACTCGCTATCTGCAACGCGCACATACCCGGAAATGACACGGTAGCCGAGCAAGACTACGACGCTTGGCAGGACATCCTTGGCGGTAAAGCTGTCGTTACCAACATGCTCTACGACGCCGTGGAAGCACCCTCAGACACACCCGTTTCAGAGATCCCTCCCCAATCGCAGGACCCAGAAGGATTCGCTGCTGGGGTTGAGAAGTTACGCCAGGGCGTCGAGATCGCTCGCGGTGACTCGTACTGGCTACCGGTCGATGAAATCGTGTTGTCGATTCTGGATACTAAGAATCCAATAACCGAGTCTCGTCGCAAGTTCCTGAACCAAGTCAACGCGTCCGAAGACTCTTGGATCGCTCCGACTCAATGGGACCGTATAGCCCTGTACGACAAGTCGTTCGCGCTACAAAAAGGCGAACGGATCACCCTCGGGTTCGACGGATCAAAGTCGAACGACTGGACAGCACTGGTTGCTTGCCGCGTTCACGATGGGATGTTGTTCCTAATCCAGTCGTGGAACCCCGAGCAGTACCCGAACAACGAAGTACCACGGGACCACGTAGATGCCACGGTCCGATCTTGTTTCCAGGCGTACGACGTAGTCGCATTCCGCGCCGACGTCAAGGAGTTTGAGTCGTATGTAGATCAGTGGGGCAACGATTTTAAGGATCGGCTCAGCGTAAACGCTTCGCCTAACAACCCGGTCGCCTTCGACATGCGCGGGAACCAGAAGAAGTTTGCGTTCGACTGCGAACGCTTCCTGGACGCCGTTCTTGAGCGGGAACTTAACCACGATGGTAACCCGATCCTACGGGCACACGTGTTGAACGCCAAGCGCTTTCCCACAACTTACGACGCCATCGCCATACGCAAAGCCACGAAGGCCAGCAAGAAGAAGATTGACGCCGCTGTCTGCGCAGTCCTCGCTTTTGGCGCACGACAGGAGTTCTTGATGAGCAACCACAACGTAGGACAGGGAGGGGTGGTGTTCGCGTGACAGCATACGAAGATCACGTAAACCACCTCCAGAACGTCCTATCCGGTCAGATGGGCGAGCTGCAACAGTCGGAGTCGTACCTGGACTCCAGCTACCGGCTTGAGACCATCGGCCTCGGAGTACCCCCGGAGATGCGAAAGCTCCGGGTGAACGTCGGATGGCCCGCTCTGTACCTACGCGCTATCGAAGAACGCTTAGACGTAGAGGGCTTCCGAGTCAACGGACAATCCGAAGGCGTAGAGGAACTTTGGCAGTGGTGGCAAGACAACGACCTGGACGAAGAGTCAGGTCTAGGCCATATGGACGCTATGACGTTCCGACGTTCGTACATCACCGTAGCGGCCCCCGGACCCAACGACGACGCGGACTACCCGCTTATCCGGTTGGAGTCTCCGCTGTCGATGTACGCGGAGCTGGACCCACGCACCCACAACGTGACGCGGGCCTGCCGGTTTTACCACCTGGACTCCACCGACCCCAACGCGTTGATCGAAGGTAGGGCAGTCGCGGACGCGGCCACGTTGCTACTCCCCGACCGCACCATCTACCTACGACGAGACCAGGGTCCCGCTTCCAAGTGGATTCAGGACGGCCCTCCGGTGGTTCACAACCTCGGTGTTGTTCCGGTGGTCCCGTTGGTCAACCGCGCGAAACTATCCGACCGTCAAGGGCAGTCTGAGATCTCACCCGAGATTCGGTCGCTAACGGACGCCGCTGCCCGTACGTTGATGAACCTACAAGCGGCTTCCGAATTGATCGCCGTACCGCTACGAGGGTTCTTCGGCGTTGACCGAGGTCAGTTGACCAACGCCGACGGTAACGTGGCCTCCACCGCCGAGTTGTACTACGGGCGTTTTCTGGCGCTCTCGAATCCGCAAGGCAAGTCCTTCGAGTTCAAGGCAGCAGACCTACGCAACTTCGCCGAGGAGCTGAACGAACTCGCTAAGCAGTTCGCCGCGTACACCGGCCTCCCCCCGCAATACCTTTCGTTCTCGTCAGACAACCCCGCCTCGGCGGAAGCCATACAGGCTTCCGAGTCGCGGTTGGTCAAGACGTGTGAGCGCAAGGCTCGGATGTTCGGCGGCTCGTGGGAGCGCGCGATGAGACTGGCCACCAAGGTCATGGGTAAAGAAGTCCCCGAGGAATACCACCGGCTTGAAACCGTGTGGCGCGACCCGTCAACACCGACGATCTCGGCTAAGGCCGACGCAGCTACCAAGCTGTACGCCAACGGACAAGGCCCGGTTCCGAAGGAAATGATCCGAATTGACCTGGGGTACACCTCGGAGCAGCGAGCGCAAATGAAGGAATGGGACGCCGAGGATCGTCAGTCGATCCTCACCGACCTCTACGCGCAGACGAAGGCCGTTGCTGATGCGACACCTAAACCGGACCCTGCGACCAAGAAGCCCGCTAGCACCGGTAGTACGAAGTGACACCGGAGGAGTACGCAGCCGCACAGCTCGCCATCTCCGCAGCTGTCGTTAGGTACGTAGAGTCATTCGCCCAATTCATCGTGGCGGTCGGACAATCGCTGTCCCTTGCCAACTGGGGGAAGTCCCTAGAACTGCTGTTCCCTGCGGTGCAACAAGGCCGTTGGGATTCAGCGGTTCTCGGTCGTAAGTTCTACGACGACCAGCGGGCCAGACATTTCCCCGATCTGCCAAGGCATGACCGGTTCATCGAGAACTACGAGTTCAGCGACTTTGTGTTCGACATGGAACCGGTTCGCCGGGATCTGATGGAGATGAGGTCTAGCCGAGACGCGGTAGAGCACATCGCGCTCCGCGCGGTGCGGTCTGTAGAGAACGGTGCTAGACGGCAGATTATCCAAGCCGTCGAATCGGACACCGATCTGGCTGACGAACTCTCTGAAGAGGATCTTCGCAAGAAGTCTCGTCGTGTTCAGGGGTGGGCACGGGTAGCCACAGGTAGGGAAACCTGCGCGTGGTGCCTGATGCTCATCTCCCGTGGTCCGGTCTACATGGACGCTGTCACAGCGGGTCTTGACCTGGACCACCTCTCTGCTGTCGAGATGCACCTGAACGGTGAGGACATCTCCGACTACATGGAGCAATGGCATACCGGTTGTGACTGCAAGGTCGTTCCGGTGTTTAAAAACGAAGACTGGGCAGGTAAGGCCGCGTATCTCAAAGCCGAAAAGCTTTGGATCGAAGCGACCAACGAAGCCAAGAAACTTCGTGAAGAAGAACCCGATCGTGTTTACACGGCAGGGAAGAACAAGGGTAAGCCGATCACGTTGAACGACGACGTGATAAACGCCCTGCGCCGCAAGTTGTCTCGCGGCGAAATCAAACCCGAAGATTTCGCGTTCGTCGCGTAGCTCTTCGTCGGCCCGTCACATCCAAGCGCCCCAGGTGGGCGCTTTTTTCATGCCCAGGAGGCACTTTTCATGTCAGAAACCGTCACCGAAAGCCCGGAAGCCACTGCACCCGAGGCACCGAAGCCGACACCGCCCGCCGCGAAGGCGTCCAAAGAAGACGACCTTCCCGACTGGGCACGTCAGCAGATCTCATCTGCGAACCAGGAGGCGGCTAATTACCGCGTCCAACTCCGAGAGGCCAACAACGCATTGCAGTCAGCACAGGAGAAAGTTGCTTCCTTGACTGCGGAAAAGACCCAGGCGGTCAACGCAAGTGCCTCGATTCAGACCGACTTCGACAAGTTGGTCACGGCTATCAAGGCCGAAGTCCCCAACGACAAAGTCTTCGCTTTCGCCAAGACGCTCCAGGGGACCACGGAGGACGAACTGGCAGCCCATGCGGCGGAACTGAAGTCGATCTTCGGTAGCGCTCTGGGATCTTCGCCCGCCTACGACCCGTCACAGGGCCGTGGTGCGGCTACGAGCGCAAGTCCCGCCGACGCTTTCGCCGCACTTCTCAAATCGAAACTTACTAGATAAGGAACGTTGAAACATGGCTCAACTGAATGAGCTTGCCCCCAACACAACCGACAACCACCAGGGCCGGTTGGCTTACACGCCGTCCGAACTTCTACCCCCGACAGTAGTCGGTCCGATCTTTGATCAGGCACAGGAGCACTCGCTTGTTCTGCGCCTCGGAGAGCAGATCCCGGTGAGCTACGGAGAGACCGTAATCCCCACCACAACTAAGCGTCCCGCTGTCGGTCAGGTCGGTACCGGTACTTCCAACGCACAGCGAGAAGGTGGTACGAAGCCGATCTCGGGTACCGCGTGGGACACGCGAGCCTTCAGCCCGATCAAGCTGGCCACCATCGTTACCGTCGCGGAAGAGTTCGCACAGAAGAACCCCGCCGGTCTCTACACGCAGCTTCAGGGCGACTTGGCGTTCGCGATCGGTCGTGGTGTTGACCTTGCGGTACTACACGGTAAGGACGCTCTCCGAGGTACTGCCCTTCAGGGCATCGACACCGACAACGTCATCGCCAACACTTCGCACTACAAGAACCTGACTGCGGGCAACATCATCGATGGCCTACTTGACGGCTACGACCTGGTCAATGCCAACTCGAAGTTCAACTTCGATGGGTGGGCTGTAGACCCCCGTTTTCGGTCCACCGTAGCCCGCGCCTCGATTCACCGGGACGCTAACGGCAACGTCGACAACACCAGGGTCAATCTAGCGGCGGGTGTTACCGATATTCTCGGTCTCCCCGCCCACTTTGGCCGTGGCGTCGGTGGTGACCTGGACGCTTGCACCGACTCGGGTATCCGGGTTATCGGTGGCGACTTCTCCCAGCTTCGTTGGGGATTCGCCGATCAGATCCGGGTCAAGATCAGCGACACCGCTTCGCTCACCGATGGCACCAACACCGTTTCGATGTGGCAGACCAACCAGGTCGCAATCCTGGTGGAGTGCACCTTCGGCTGGGTCCTGGGCGACAAGGAAGGGTTCGTGAAGTTCTCCAACCGGGGCACCACGACCTACACGGTCGCTCTGGGCGGCGCTACTGCGGGTAACTTCAAGCTGTCTCTGAACGGTATGCCTTCCGCCGACATCGCCTACAACGCAGCGGCTTCCGCTGTGAAGTCCGCGATCGTGGCGATTGACGACGGCGTAGCCGCCGCCGATGTGACTGTGACCGGTTCTGCTGGAACCTACACCGTCACCGTTCCAGGTCTGCTGGAGATCGACGGCACCGGCCTGACCGGTGGCTCACCCAGCGTCACTGTCGTCTGACATCTGAACTGAACGGAGGGGGCTTCTTTGGAGGCCCCCTCCCTTCCCTTGGAAGGGGTACTTATGGCTTACGCAATCCCTTCTGACGTGTCAGGACGGCTTGGACGAGAGCTGAGCGCGGATGAGGCGACGATGGTCGCCGCACGACTCGCAGACGCAGAGCTGATCATCCGGTCCCGAATACCGGACCTGGACGACCAGATAACCGACGACAAGATCGACGTCGAGATTGTCAAGATGATCGAGGCCAACGCAGTAGTACGGCTGGTACGAAACCCTAACGCGTACACCGGGGAAACGGACGGGAACTACTCGTACCAGATCAACTGGAAGACCGCTACGGGGGAGCTGGAAATACTCGACAACGAGTGGGCTCTACTAGGAATCTCGCAAGCGATGTTCGTCATCGCCCCGTTGATCCCGGATATCGCGTATACCTGCGAACCCGAGTTCTGGTTCCCACTATGAGTCAGCTCGACGTAATGAACTCGGACGTCGTTGTCTACCCCCAGGTTACGGAATCTAACCGTCATGGGAACACAACTACTAAGGCTTCCGATATAGGGGTACCGACACCGGCACGCATCCAGGTTGCGTCGTCTTCAGGTACGTCGGCTCGACGTGCTGAGCAGGACAACGAGGGATTCGAGTCGGAGGTCTTCTACCGAATCCGTTTTCCGCGTTCGTTCGACGCGGATCACGGGATCTTAGGCATGCAATCCCAGATCGAATGGGAAGGCAAGCGCTACGGGATCTTCGGGATACCGCAGCGGTACATGGGATCTCCACGAACCGCTCACGTCGAGTACTTGATGCAGAGGTCTTGATGTCCGTCAAACTCATCGGTGAAAAGGCTATGAACCACGTGGTGTCCCACCTCGAAGGTGTACACCACGCAGTCGGGGACGCAGCTCGCCGGGTGGAAGTCCAAGCCGAACGACGGCTTGCGATGCACCACGACACCGGAGCCGCGCACATAACTCGTACCGAGGGCGACGTTGACTGGTTCGTGAACCTGGTTGACGAAGCCGCTCTGTCTATCGAGTTCGGCCACTGGGTAGAGGGCAAGTACAAGGATGAAGACCACCCCCAGTACGTCCCCGGTCTTTACATCCTCTCTACCGCATCCGGTTTGGATGCTGCGCCTAGATCAGGTCCACGACGGAAGGGGAAGTAGTTGCCCCAGTCGATTACCGACACCGTAGTTGAGATCCTTCAGACGAAGTTTCCAGACGCTCTTGTCGATACGTGGGTTCAGAACGTCGACTATCGGCGGTTCCCGTTCTTCAACGTACGCCGCATAGGCGGACCGAGACACCCACGTAGGCCAAGACAACTGTCGTTCCCTGTCATTGAACTAACCCTCATCGGGAACGAAAACCTAGACAGCACCTACGACCTCTACGACGACGCGGTACTAGCACTGTACGACGCGGTCAAAAGGCAGACCCAAACAGCCCATGGGTACCTGCATTCGATGGAGGAAACCATGGGGGCGACCGAGTTCGACTCCCCATACACCGACACATGGCGTGTCCAAGGGCTAATCAAATTCGGCCTACGGCCACTTAGAAATTGAGGAAACAATGGCTCTTGATGATGACGCCGTTATCACAGCTGCCGTAGGCTACGTCTACACCGCTACCGCTGGTACAGCAGCACCCAGCCCCGCCGAGATCGACGCGTTCGACCCTGTGACCTTCGGGGCGCAGACCCAGAAGGTCGTGGCTTCGGCTGCGACCACCCTTACGGTCGGTGGTCAGAACACCCCGTCGCTACCCACTACCGCCACGGCAGCAGCCGTACAGACTGCCCTAGAGGGCTTATCAACAGTGGGTGCGGGCAACGTGCTGGTGGTTGGATCTACCGACCCTACAGACACTATCGCGGACGGATTGAACGTCTCGTGGGTCGGTGAGAAGCTGGGTGAAACCATCGCCCTGACTGGATCAACCGCCACTATCACCCCAGTTACAGCCGCTAACGGCTGGTCTATGACCGGCCACACCTCTCGGGATGATCTCCCGGAGTTCGGCAAGGACGGTGGCGACACCGAGGTCAAGGGCACCTGGCAGAACAAGGCGCTCCGCGAAACGCTCTCGGGCGACCCCCGAGTCGACTTCGTTACGGTGAAGCTCGAACAGTTCGACAAGAGGAACCTGGAACTGTTCTACGGTCCCGACGCAGCCAGCACCGCAGGTGTATTCGGTGTGGACGGATCGTTCACACCCGTTGAGAAGGCCGTCTTGATGGTCATCGTTGATGGTACGGCCTCGATCGGATTCCACGCCCCTAAGGCGTCGATCCGTGGCGACGACTCAATCGACATGAGCGTAGACGGATTCACCGGATTCCCAGTGCGATTCACGTTCCTGAAGATGGGCGCTCGCCGCCTCTTCGATTGGATCTCTGGGGTTTTCCTAGATTAAGGACTTGACATACGGCCATTGTATGTCGTCTGACCGGGGAGGGGTACACCTTGGCGGGCCTGCCCCTCCCCTCTTTTACTGGCCCGCCTAAATACTTGAAAGGCCCGCTATGTCAAACGTATTCACCCTCGACGCTATGCGCGAGGAACTAGACCGCAAGTATGCCCCAGTGCTTATCGAGATCGGAAGCGAGCATGTGGAGCTGCGCAATCTGCTCCGACTGAAATCGGAGCAGCGCAAGCAAGTTGCCGACAAGCTCGAAAAACTCAAGACCCTCGACGTCGCTGGCAAGGACGGGGACGAAATGTCTCTAGCCGAGTTGGATCATTTCACGAACCTTGCGGAAGAGATCTTGTACCAGGTCGCAGACAAACCGGACAAGCTCATAAGCGCCCTAGATGGTGACATGTCTCTGATCATGCAGGTTTTTGATGCGTGGATGGGCGACACCCAAGCGGGGGAAGCCTCCAGCTCGGAGAGCTAATCGACAAGCACGGACAGTACCTTGCAGCCGACTTGATGGAGACGTACACCGTAGACATCCGCGACGTTCTGGACGCGGATTCCGGTGTAACGCCTCGTTGGCTATTGGTTCTTATAGGTGGACTCGGCTCCAAATCCCGTTATGCCGCTGAGCTGAACGGCGGTCAGCAGTTCCGAGGGTGGGACCTAGACCGATGTGTGTCCGTGTACTCGCTAGAAACTCTCCGGGCTATTCAGTGGCTCTACACGGCTGCCCACGTAGAGCGAAAGCCACAGTTCCCCAAGCCCTTCCCAATTCCCAGGGACAGGCGGCCCAAAGAAAAAACCCCCGACAAGCCAGGTTCTTTCGCGTTCATCGCTAAGTCCCGCCTTGCATCGGTGAAGAAGAGGAAGGCCGAACAATGGCAGGAGCCGGTGGCCGTGAAGTCGGTCGAATCTCCATCCGGGTCGTCCCCGACACAGACGGGTTCCGCCGAGATCTAAAGCGACAACTTGAAGCAATTACCAAAGGCGTAGAGGCCAAGATCAACGTCAACCCGGACGTGAGCGGTTTCCGGCAAAAGGTAAGTGCCGCCACCAAGGCCCTAGACAACGCCAAGGTCAAGGTCGATGTCGACAAGAACAGCGAGATCCTGCGTAAGAACGGTTTTCACACAGCCGACGAAACGATCAAGCTCAAGTTAGACCCGAAGTTCGACTACATGCTTCGGCAACGTCTGCAAAAGATGGGCGCTGTCAAAGTACCGGTAGAACCGGATGTCAAGACGTTCCGTATGCGGTTCGCAACGATGATGTCCAAACTGAAGAACCGGCTGTCCAATATCGAGCCCCCTTCGTTCGGATTCGGCATCAACGCAACAGGTTACGCGTTGATAGCTTCGGCCATTTCGCTCTTATCACCGGTAATCGTAGGTCTTCTAGGTGCCCTAACCACAGGTCTGCTGGCGCTCCCCGGACTCATTACGGCTGTGGTAGCGCCAATAGGGGCGTTGGTTCTCGGTCTAGATGGACTGAAGAAAGCAGCTGGGGTACTGGAGAAGCCGTTCAAGGAACTTCGGGACACGATGTCCGAGAAGGTCGAAGAACAGTTTACGCCTGTCTTCGAGAAGCTGAAAGACATATTCCCGACGCTGAAGGCGGCATTGCCCAGCGTCACACAGGGTTTGGCTGATATGGCTAAGTCGTTCGCGGACGTGCTGACCAATCCCGCCAACCTTGCCAAACTCGATCAGACGATTCGCAACATCGCTAGTGGCCTGACGGCAGCGGCACCCGGTATACGGGACTTCACCCAAGGGTTCCTTGATCTGATCAACGGGTTCTCTAACAAGCTCCCCGATATCGGTAGATGGTTCTCGGATACAGGTGCCTCGTTCAGCAAGTGGGTCAAGGACTTCACGACGGCGGGGCCAGACGGGGTATCCAAGTTCGATGTCGCTTTGAAGGGCCTCGGGGACACCCTGAAAATACTAGGTAGCGGACTAGTCAACATCGCTGGCCGCGTACTGGACTTCTTCTCCGACCCCAAGAAGGTCGAAGGGTTCAAGAAGGAACTACAGGCCATCGTGACTCTGCTGGAGAAGCTAGTCGGCCTGTTGGTCATCGCCGCCAATGCGGTATCCGATTTCATCAATAGGTGGGATCGACTAACTAGCACAAGTCCTTCCACGATGCTGTCCGGCATATTCACCGGACTACAGCAGAGCATCGGAAGTCTCACCGCTTCAATCCTCACCGAGCTATCGAAGGTTCCTACCCAGATGGCGTCTCTGTGGGGTCAGATACCCGGTATCGCCCAAGCTGCCTGGAACGGCGTAATTCAAACGGTCAGCGGTGTTTTAGCTGGCGTACTAAACGTCGTTATAAACGGTGGGTTCCAGATCATCGGTGAGGTCACTACATGGCCTGGGCGAATCACCGCCGCCCTGGCCGGTCTGTTCCAAGCAGGATTCCAGGCGGGAGCCCAACTGGTTCAGGGGTTCATAAACGGCATTGGATCTCTGATCGGTTCGGCTATCGCCAAAGCCCAGGAACTCGCTAGCTCAGTCAAGAACGCTGTCACTGGTTTTCTCGGAATTCATTCCCCTTCAAGGGTAATGCACGAAGTAGGCCAGTTCACCGGTCAGGGTTTCGCTGATGGTCTGGAGTCACAGAAGGAAAAGATCACCAACGTCGCTGCGGACATCGCCAAAAGCGTCAAGGACCAGTTCGGTGTTGACCTTCCAGCGTTGGGCCAAAAGGGACTTGATACCGCGTTCGGCTTCGGAGAAGCCAACTTCAGTCAGCTGAAGGACGACCTAGGTATCGGCGGCGGTGCTATAACCGCTGCTCTCGATCAGGGTCTTCAGATCGGAAAACAGATGTTGGGCAACGGTCTAACGCAGATCTTCAACACGTCCAACGTGGACGACACGATCGCCGTCAAGAACAACCAGTTGAACAAGCAGGCACTAGGTGTCGTCGGCAAGAGCGGATAGGTGGTGAACATTGATCGCTGAAACCGTCGTAGAGATCGAAGGTTGCAACGGCCAATGGGCCACCATCGCCGGTCCCCAAGAGGGTGATCGGGGTATGCACCTAGCCACCGATATTCAAGGGTTCTTTGACCCGCCCGTGAAGGTTGTATACGAGGAGCCGGGGAACTACCCCGGCGCTCGTTACCTGAACCACCGAATCCTACGCCGTGACATGACGTTCGGCGTATGGATTCTGAACGACGCTGAGCACGGCGAGAACTCCTGGCAGTCGCGTGACTCCGAGTGGCGAAAAATGTGGGACTACGACAAAGACACCTACATCCACATCACCACAGAGGATTCCGGTCGCCGGACGCTGAAATGCCGCCTGGGTGAGGCGATGGAAGTAGATCTCGTCACCGACCCCCATGGCCGCTCGATGAACATGGTCAAAATGACCGTCATCGCTGGCGACCCGTTCTGGTACGGCGAAGACGCGACGTGGGAAGCCGAATGTCAGAAAGACACGACGTTCAACCCGATCCTTATGGATCTGCCGTTCCCGTGGCCGCTGGCAGAACTCCCCAAAGAGACGCTGTACATCGAGATCGCCAACGGTGATACACAACACGGTCTAAACCCCACAGACCAAACGGTATTCCCCAAGTGGGCTGTACCCGGTTCAGAGCTTCCTCCGTCAGAGCCGTACATCCCGTTCCTTCCGTGGCTGGGTGCCCCCACGTCTCCCGCGACTATCTGGACCATCCCGGACTACTCGTTCGATGACCCGGAGTTCGCTAACCGTAGGTTGCGCCTACCGTCTCTTATCGGTGGACTGCGCACTGCATCGGTGCAAGTGGTCAACATCGTCGGCAAGCCGACGTCGGGAACGTGGAAGCTGACCTACAACGGTCAGTCCACCGTGAACCTATCTCGTACTGCTTCTGCTGCAACGGTTCAAGCAGCCCTGGAGGCCCTACCGGCTATCGGTGAAGGCAACGTGGTTGTCGACGGTGGACCGGCGTTCCTGGTGGGAACCCGGCCCTACACCGTGGCGTTCACGGGCTCACTCGCCGGTACCCCGGTCAAGTTGATGACCGGTTCGTCTTCGTTCAGCCCCACAACGGCTTACGTACAGGTCTACGAATCTAACACCGGCTACACCGCAGGTGCTGAGGATTGCCTGATCGATACCGACCCTCGGGTCGAACAGGTCACCGCGCTCAACGGATCGCCTGTGTGGCAACGGATGAACGGTGTCCGCTTCCGCAATTCGATTCCACCGTGGACTAAGACCGCCACTTTCGAGATCACCGTGTCGGGTGCGAAGCCCGGCCAAATGGTCCAGCTTCGCGTACCCCGTCCTTGGTCTCGCCCTTGGGGATTGGAATAGTAGATGTCGATCCGATCCAAAGAGGATGCTCAATTCCTGTGGGACCGGGTCATGGAGTCCCGCCGCTGGCGCGAGAAGCAACGTCTAAAGCCCGTCCTCACCCGTCTCTACGACGGTGACTTTGACCTCCGGGGTGTAGTCGCCGGGGAGCGTAAGGGCGAGTTCGAGTTTATCGACAACGACACCGGCACAGCGTCTTTGCAGCTGTCCCTAGACCACTATCTAGCCAAATGGGTAATGGACTTCCGGGGCCGAGCCAAGCGCAACGTCCACGTGACCTTCGACAAGCAAGGTGCCCGGTGGTCGGGCCGGATGGAGTCCTACCGCGTTGTCCGTGAAGAGTCCGGTGACTGCTACCTAGAGATCACGTTCCTTCACGACATCGAAGAACTCAAGCACATGTACTGCTGGGCTAACCCGTTCCTGCGGCCTGAGTTCCAGTTCCCGAAGATGTGGGTGATCTTCGGACCCGCGAAGTGGTGCTTGCTAGTCACGTTGTTCGTCAACCTATTCCGGTTGGAGACGTCGTGGCTCACGCTGCCTGACAATCCGCTAGATCCTACAGAGTGGATGGGTCTGTCGTTCCTACCGTCGAACTGGCGGAACATCTGTTCCCCGTTGGACCTTCTGGACGATAACTCCAACCTGGCAATCGTCTTCTCCCGGTTCAAGTCGATGTTCGACGTCGCCAAACGGGTGATGGAAGACGCTCAGCTGTCGTGGGTACCTCGTCGGTACCTGAAGGGTGAAGACCCACATCCGTTCGCGCACAAGTACGGTGGGATTCTCAACGAGACAACCTTCCCGCTACGTAACGGCTGTCTGGTCTGGGACATCGAAGACAAGTCCGGGTGGGGTACCGAGACCGCTTTCGGCGGTTCGATACTCGTCGGTCTGGTCCGTGCGATCGTCAACATCGCATCGGATGGCACAACCGAAGGTGTTGAGGTCTACCACGGTGACCCGACCTACCCCGGCGAGTACTACGTTCCGTGGTTCCTCGGGACCAACCCGAAGGCACCCCACGTCGTCTACCAAGAGGGTCCGCTAACCGGTATCAAGTCCTCGGAGTTCAAGTACTACGAGGCTACCGACACGTCGTTCCTAACCGGTGGGCAGTCAATGCCTGGCGTAAATGAAGAGATCTCAGCGGTTATTCAGATGGGTGGAGACCTACTGGCAGCGCATATTTCGGCTGCCATCGAAGTTCAGCTTCCGCCTATTGGTGGTGCGATCGACGCTATCGCTAACCCGATTTACTCGGACACGATCCTCGCGTTCATGGAGATCCCGACCCTACGGGCTATGGAACTCTCGCTACCTCTTCCGGGGTTGGAGAACGCCATCACCGGGCTTGGAGATTTCCACTACTACGAGGGCTGGGCAGACGGCGCGGACAAAGCGTTCACGCTCTCCGCGATTATGGCGATACGGGCGAAGATCTGGGCGACCAGGGCTCACACGTCGCACACGCTTAAGATCTCGGACGCAGCCCCGTACTACATCGGGGCACCCGGCTACGGTCACTTCTGGCTCGGAGACCGTATCGGTACAACGGTTCTCGGTTTCCCTGACCCGTACACGATATTTGTCGAACGTGTATCCAAGATCAGCTACTCATGGGGTGCAGACGGCCCTAAGGGTTGGGAGATCGAAGTCGGATACCGCGAACCACAAGATCCGATGCTCAAGGCGTTCGAGATGATCCGCGACATTAACTCGTCGCTGGGTGACCTAGGCGTTCTGTAACTACAACGGCTGAACCGTACCGAAACCGGTACGGTCTGGCCACGAAAGGCCCGCCATGACCTTCAAACCCGGCATTCCCTCACAGCAAGAAGCCGATCCGCACAACCCAGAAGAGCACGTTGTCTGGGCTCTGCGGAATATGCCCACGTTCGCCGGTATCGGTGCGGTAACGCACCCCGGCTTTCTACGGCAGTGGTCTAAGCATCTGTGGGAGTGCGGGTTTAGGCATCGGGACTACTTGGAAGGGCTGGCTGACGAGAACGGCAACATCCACGTCAGCCAGCTCCCCAAGCAGACGATAGAACTCCAAGGCGCGTTCCGTGGCCCTAGCCACATCTACAACAACGCGGCCCGGTGGGTGCCGGTTGGTACGGCTACCCCACCACCTGTCGTCCTCCCCGACACACGCGAAATGACCATCCAAGAGAGCGACGTCATGCTGCGCCAGTTCGAGAGAGACGGACGCCTTCCGGGGCCTCTGCCCCGCAGAGATGTTGCACAAGAACTTAATCGAGAGGAGCCGGACAATGGCTGAGAACGACCCTATGGACACGGGCGGTCTGGTCGTAGATGACGACGACACGTTCGAGGAGATCGTCAAGAAGGCAACCGAACCCGTCGTGGTCCGTGCCGGTCTGTTCGCTGTAGCCAACCTGATCGCGGTCATCGTCGGTAAACAGGTTCTAGACCAGGCCGCGATCGAAGCCATCATGGCCGTGTACGGCGTGGTCGGCCCGATCATCCTCGGACTGTGGATTCGTAGACACGTCACACCGAAGTGAACATCACTCCGTTCAACCCGGACGATTGGATGGACGTCGTTGCCCTGTTTGGCCTTAGCTTCTCTGGACTACTGGCGACGGTATTGCCGGTGTGGCTGAACCTGCGCAAGCAGAACCGAGACCTCAAGACCATCAAACACGAAGTCAAGAACGACCACGGCACCAACCTCCGAGCGGACATAGACCGCCTCACAAAGGCTGTAGAGACCGGGTTCTCGAACGTGGAGCGAGATATCTCCGCTCTCCGTAAGGACGTTCAGCAAGAACGAGAAGACCGGATCGAAGGTGACCGCCTTCGACTGATTAGGGGGCACCGATGACAACCCCGCATCAGCCCGCCCCCGATGGAGCATACGTAGTCGGCGGTAACAACGCCAACGGCGAGGGGTTCAACTTCGGTCAGGACATGACCGAGACGATAGCCAAATCGCTATACATGCCGGTGGTTTCGTTCATCGACCAGCTGGGAGCCCTCGCAGCCAACCTGCTCAGGATGCCCCTGGACGTGCTCAAGCAGTTCATGCCCGCCATCCCCGGCGCGACCGCTGCGATGTTCAAAGACGTTCCCACAGCGGTACAAACAATCATCAACTGGTTTACCGGTCTCGGAAAACTGTTGCTGGTCGGAGACTTCCTCGGGTTCCTTCGTCAGGTAACCGGTGGAGTATCAGATGATTTCGGTGAACTCGTTCAAGAGTTCATCAACATGCTTAACCCGTTGAACTCTATCCCGTACATCCTGTCGGTTCTGAATCAGATCCTCGACATCATCAGCGGAGCGTTCACCGCCCCTATCAACGGTGCGCTAGCGATGTTGCAAGACTGGTTCAACGCGCTTACCGGTAAGACACAAGCACTTACGGTGGACGGAGAACTAGACGGCGGCAACATCGTCGGAACTATCGCTTCGTCTGTCGTTGAGGGTTTGGACGACCTCGGAGACACAGTAGTCGGTATCGGCAACGATCTCGTCGCCACCGGACAGGCGATCGTCAACGGTTGGTTCGGTGGGTCGTCCGCTACGGGCACGCCTGCCGAAGTTCAAACGACGATCGAAACGATCAAGCAAGCTGTAATCAACGGCTACACCGTGGACACGATCACGTCTTCGCAGTCGTACGCCAAACCCTCCACCACCATAAGCGAACTCGTTGTTATCGGAATCGGTGCAGGCGACAACGGGGCCGGTGGCTCCAGCGGCACCACCACTACCGGTGGAAATGGTGGCGCAGGTGGTGTGAACGGCGGATACCTAGCGCTCAAGCTAGATCCAGATTCGATTACCTGGCCGGTTGACGTAACGATCGGGACTAACGCACAACACACCTCGTTCGGTTCGTATTTAAGTACGACGCGGGGCGCGGGTGGTATCCAAGGGGAATTCGGGTATCAACAAACGTCTTCCACCCCCGGCAGCGGGGGTGACGGAGGTAAGGGCGGGTTCAAGGCTGGCACATCAGCCAGCTATGGAACATACGGTGCAACAGGGTCTTCGTCTGCTGCCGCCATGGGCGGGGTGGGCGGATCTCCCAGCGCACTACCGGCTGGCACGGGTACGGCTGGAGGCGCGGTCTCAGCTGGTGCTGAGATCAAATGCGGCGGCGGCGGTGCCGGGGGCGGCGGGGGCGGTAATCCCACGGGCACCTTGGCCCAAGCTGTCGGCGGTAACGGTGCCAACGGTGGATACCCTGGAGGTGGCGGCGGTGGAGGTGGTGGCGGGGCTGGTTTCAGCACCGGTAGCCACGGCGGTGGCGGATGGGGCGGTAACGGTGCTACAGGCGTCCTGTGGGTGTTCTGGAAGGCGTGAGTATGCATACAGCTGAGCTGATCTCAGAGTTCTTACCGCACTTCTGTCCTAAGACTAACCACTACCGATGCACCGATGGTGAAACCACGTGGTACCTCCTGATCACCGTGGCGTCCGCTGAATCACTCGGGAACCTACTCGGTATCCCGGTGAACATGCTTCACCTCCCGAAGACGGTCGACGTCTTCTTGGCCGACGAGAACGCGGTAGTGCTCGACGCCGACTTCGACCCGGCCAACGGTCTAACGCCGTTGTGTCGCATCGAAGATTGCACATCACACGAACAAGCACTATCCCTGATGGGATACCAGTAGTACACGAAAAGCCCCCTACCTGGTCGTACAACCAAAACCCGGATTACACCGAGTTGGTTGTATTGCCTGGATAGGGGGCTTTTTTGCGTTTAGAGGACTAGACAGGTTGGGTCGTTGGCGTCGCCTACGGTGTGTTTCTCGGCCTTCACCTCACCGTCTACGGTGATTCGGCACCACGCCTGGGTATCCCGGCCCTCTCCTGAATTGGCCCAGGTGTACAACGGCTTGGGGCTCTGCGGCACGTTGTCGCCCCGCAGTTCCACTCGGGTCTGACCTGGTTGGTATCGAATACCGTTTTGGTAGTTGTCGTCGTACGAGGCGAACGAATAGTCACCCCCGACCTCGAACACAACTACCCCCCGCTTCACCGGGGCTTCTGTAGGCGTCTCGTGGTTGGTACTACATGCCGTCAGCGCTAGCAGCAACACTGGCACTAGCTTCCTCATCATTCTCCTTTCAAAGCCATACGTTCCAGTATGTCGTCGGGTATATGCAGGTGTAGTTTCTGCCCACCTGTCATTGTGGCGGCTAGTGTGATACCTGATTTCAACAGGAGTTCTCGTCGGAATTGCGGGTCGTCGTCCGACTCCCACATCTCCCGGTATGTCCGGGGCAATTCCCGGTATTCCCACCGGGACTCAGACGTCGGAAGCTTTTCCAGTGAGGCTATACGAGAATCCAGGGCTGCCAATTGGGCTGTGAGCGACGAACGCATAGTGGCTGATGTCATTGTGCCCAAGAGGGCTGTTAGTTCTTCTGTGGCCCGTATAGCCTCGTCTAATTCGATTTGGTGGTTTTCAGCCGGTACGAAGTACCTTTCCAGGACGTTTTTGTCCCCCACCTCACGCATAAGGTTTTCTTCCAGGTACTCATCCAACATATCGGCCTTGATTCCGGGGGTTCGGTGGTTCCGGCAGTAGTAGCTTCTGTATAGCCCCTTACCGTAATTGCGGGTGTAGCTCCGGTAGTACAAAGGCTTATCACATATGTAACACACAACCACCCCGAGAAGTGGCGATGTGTTTTTTACTCGATTCGATGTCTCGGGTAGTTTCCACTGGGTTAGCACGGCTTGCAGCCGATCCCACTCAGAAGGAGTAAGCAAGGCTTCGCAGTTGGATATAGGTACACCCGACGAATCGCGTACGGTCTTGCCGCGATCGGTGGAGTGGCCTTTAAGGTACTTATGCTGAAGAATCCGCCACAACGTCTGCGATGTCCACTTCTTCCCACCAGGACTGGGAACCCCTTGGTCGTTCAGACGTTCAGCAACGGTGTGTACGGCAGTACCGTCTAACACCTCGTCTATCGCACGGCGAAGTATTGGTGCGGTTTCGGTATTCAGAGACAACACCCACCCGCCCTCCGGTAACTTCTCTGGGATGAGCCAGTATGGCACCGGTCCCCCGGTCCATCGACCGGATTCCAGTAGTTTCTTACGGGACGCCTTGGTCCGTTCTCGGATGGCTTCTAACTCGCCTTCCGCGACCCCGGCGATGACGTTGGCCACCAACCGGCCAACCCAAGTTGATAGGTCGATGTTGTCGGACACGCACACGAGTGTCTTCTCGTGCTCCAGCATCCACCCGAACACTTTGTTCAGTGGTATCGCCCGTCGACCTATTCGGTCTAGCTTCCAGGCGACCAGGATGTCCCAGTCCCCCCGTTTGTCTTCCTGGAACCACGGCCCTAACTGGGGTGCCTCGAAGGGGTCGATAGATCCCGACACGTCTACGTCTTCAGCCCACCCCACGATGGTGTGGTCGTTCATCTCGGACCACTTCTCGATCAGTTCTCGTTGGCGGTCGACGGACGTGGATTCCTCGGTCAACCTGGACAA